AAGATCGACCGCCTTTACGAGTTCCTGCTCGACCGTTTTTCTGAGCCCCCCTCTACTGACCGCCGACGCTGAGGGCGGCGCAGGACGCCCACTGTGGCGCGCCTGCTAAAATCTCGGCTCCCCCCCCTGAAAAGTGCTAAGGCGCGCTGCTGCGAGCCTCTGGCGCGCGGAGACCCCACTATGACCCCCTATGCAATCGCACAGAGCTACATCGGCACCACCGAGGGCCCCGGTCCCGAGGACAACCCGGTGATTGTCGAGATGTATTCGACCGTCGGCCATGATTGGGTCGAGCATGACAGCGTGGCGTGGTGCGCCGCCTTTGTCGGCCACTGCCTTGAGCGCGCCGGTCTGCGCTCCACCCGCAAGCTCAACGCCCGGTCCTATCTGGATTGGGGCGTGCCGGTCGATCTGGCGGACGCGCAGGAGGGCGACATCGTCGTCTTCACTCGTGGCAACCCGAACGGCTGGCAGGGCCATGTCGGCTTCTATGCCGGGGTCACGGGCAATTCGATTGAGGTGCTCGGCGGCAATCAGGCAGACGCGGTCAACGTGCGCCGGTATTCCAAGTCCCGGCTCCTCGGCGTCCGCCGGTCTGGCAACGTAGCCCCGGCCGCACCCCTGACCGTGCTGCAAGCGCAGCAGCGCCTGAGCGCCCTCGGCTACCATGAGGTCGGCAAAGCCGACGGCATCATGGGGCCCCGCACCCGCGCGGCAATCCTCGCGTTCCGGGACGACAACGATCTGCCCCGCGTGCCCATCATCGACGTCGCTCTGGCGGAGGCGCTGGACCGTGCGCGCCCCCGGGCAATCGCCCCCGAGCGTGCGGCCGGAGCGCCCGAGAGCAGCCGGATCGTGAACGCAGCGAACGCGCAGATCGGCCTCGGCGTCTTCGGGGCTGTCGGCACTGTCGGGTCGCAGCTCGCCCCGGTGGTCACAGAGCTGGAGCAGGCGCGCGACACGGTGCAGCGTGCCCTCGCTGCCGTGGGGCTGGACGGATGGCTGGCGACGGTCAGCCCGTGGCTCGGCGCAGCGATGTTCGTCGGCGTCGTGGTCTATGCGTTTAAGGCCCGCAGCGCCCGCATCGAGGACCACCGGACCGGGCGGACGATGTGATGTGGGTCTACATTCTGCTCGTGTGCATGTCGGTCCCGACCGGGGCTGACTGCTTTGGCGGCGTGAGCCCGGTCGAGTATCGGAGCGAGCGTGAATGCGAGGCGGCGGCGGCCCGCCAGCATGACCACGCCGAGGCGGTGGCGTCGCAGGGCGCGGTGCCGCTGCTTTTTGTCCAGACCCGATGCGTCGAGCTAGAGCGGGAGGCCATGTCGTGATCGGGCTGTGGATCCGGGCTGGCAGGTGGGCCGCGTTCGCCGGAGCGATCGTCGTCGCTGTGGCTGCGGCGGTGCTGGTCTTGATCCGGCGGGGCCGACGAGAGGCCGAGGCCGATTTCGCCGTGCGCCGGGCTGACGCCCGCGTGCGGGCCATCCAGACCGAACGGGAGGTGCGGCGCAATGTGGAGGGCTTGGATAGCTCTGAGCTGGGCGCTCGCGCTGACCGCTGGATGCGCGATTGAGCCCGGGCAATATCGGGAGACCTGCGATTGGGCGGAGCCGATCCGCCCCTCGCGCGCCGACGTTCTGACCGAGGGCACGCTGGCGCAGATCGTCATACATAATGAAATCGGGGAGCGTCTGTGCGGATGGAGCCCATGAGTAAAAGTGCGCCCGACGCCCGGACGCTGACTTGGTGCCGCCCTGTCGGCGGCATCGACTTCGAGACCACGAAAGAGCTGCGCTGGGAAATCGGCCGACCGGGCTCGGGCGTGTGGATGCCTGCCGTGCCCCCGGGGTTCCGTTTCCAAGCGTCCATCCCGCGCCCTCTGCGCTGGCTCTGGTCCCCGCTAGACCGGCGATACCTGCGCGCGGCCTGCCTGCATGACTACGGCCTGCACGTCCTGAAATGGGACCGCGTGTCTGCGGCCGCCCCATTCGCCTCCTGTCTGCAGGAGGATGGCGTCCACCGCTGGCAGGCGCTCGCATTCACCGTCGCGGTGATCGCGTATAAATGGTGGCAGCAGAGGCACCAGCCCTCACCGGCTGGCAAGTGATCCCCTCGCGGGGATAGCGCGCGGCCGCCGGTCGCTGGCTGTGTGGGGGCAGGCATGCCACCCGGCGGTCGCCGCGCTTCAAATTCCTTGGGAAACGCCCCGCCTCGGCTTCGTGCCGGGCGGGGCGTTTTTTGCGTTTTTGGGCTATCTGTCCGGGGAAAAGAACCGGGCGATGCCGGTGTTGATCCGCGTGCCGCTTTCCGCGAAGGCGCCGACCGGCAGGTCCTCCCAAAAGTCGTGCCCCCACCGACCGGGCTCGACATATCCGTGATCTGTCACCGCTGTGATTGGGAGGATGGCGTAGAGCACGCCCCCGGGCTTGAGGAACCGCCGGGCGTGCTCGACGTGCTTCTGATAGTGCTGACCGTAGAACGGGGGGTTCATGAGGACCATGTCGAATTCGGGCTGCGGCGGGACCTCAAGGAAATTGCGGCGCAGCACACCGAAGCCTTCGGCCTTTGCCTGCTCTGCACGGTCCGGGTGGATTTCGTAGCCTGCGGCCATGATCCCGCTGATGCGATTGTCGGTGGCGTGCCTGCGGATCGCGGCAAGGATGGACCCGTCGCCGCAGGAGGGTTCGAGGATCTTCATCCCTTCGCGCGGCCATGCCTTCTCGACCAGCCGGTCCGCGATGGTGTCCGGCGTCCGGTAGAATTGCAGGTCGCGCGCCACCTCGGTCCCGGGCTGGCGCTGAGCTTCCTCGTCCGGTGTATCGGGCAGCACCTCCCCATAGTATTCGGCGAGCCCCCGGTTCACGACGTCGAGCGCGTGCCGGTCAAAAAACAGGTGCGCATTCCCGTTCTGGAATACGCGCAGCTTGCCGCCCCACCACATCGCCTCGCCAGCCTTGCGCGCCTCTTGCGCAAGCTCGCTTATGTCCCCATCGCGGACGTGTGGCTTGCCATCGAGCGACGACATTGCGTTCAGCATGTCCTTGAGCCGCTCTTGCCCCCAAGAGCCGAATGAATACTCACCAAAGCCGGACAGGATTATGCGCTTGGGAAGGGCGCTTACTCCGATCTTGACCTTGCTGTGAGACTTGAACGCCGGGTCAAGCTGGCTGAACACCTCGGCCAGACCCCTGAGGACGTGTTCGCGCGGGTCCAGCAGATAGCGGCCGAAATTAGCCCTGATATTGTCGATGGTAAACTCCGGCGGGTTTTCCAGCTCGCGGTCATAGCGCGCCCGGTCGCTGGCCGGGGCAATGCGCCCGATGTTGAGCCCGTCGTAGACGTGCCGCCACGCAGAGCGCAGCAGGGCGGCTTCAAGGTCGCGTTGCGTGACGTGCGATGGGCTGCCGGTTCGGCCCCATATCGAATGGGTGTAGGTGCCCCCGATGGTGGCGCCGAGCTCGATGGCGGTCTGCGCAGCCTTAAGCTCTGCCATCCGCTCGGGGATAGCCTCGCGCTTGCTTTCATACTCCTCGACCAGCGCGGAAAGCGAGCGCAGGGGTGCGGGCATGTTTGATTGATCTGTCATGGTTTTCTCCGTGGAATTGCGCCGCCCCTTAGATCGGGGCGGAGGTGGTGGTCATTGATCCAGCGCGTCGACAAGGTCGCTTTGCAGCGTGCCGAGCAGAGCGTTCGCCTGACGGCAGGCCTCCTGTATCCGTCGCCGGTCAGCGATGACCGCATCGTCCGGGCGGGAGAGGTGCTGGCAGTTTCGGCCGTTCGCCACGTCGCGCAGCAGCTTCAAGGCGGCCTCGTCGATAGCCGTGCGGGCGTTTTCGAGGGCGGCAAAAGCGGCCACGAAGTCCTCGCGGGTGTTGCCGTTCTGGTTCGGTCTTGCTCGGATCATGTCGGGACCTGCGCGGCTTTGAGGCGGACCCGGATGCGGTAGAGGACGCCCGGGCCGGGGGCGCTCCCCTCTATGACCGGGTCAGAATAGAAAACCCGGCCATCAGCGAAGCGATAAGCCGAAACAGTCGCCTCTCCTGTCTCCCAAACGCGCGCTTGCGTCGCCCTGCGGCCGAGGACCATTTCGGACCATCTCAATCCCTGCGGTCGAGCCATCCACCGGCGGCGCTGGAAGTCGTAGTGCCGTGCGTTCATGCGGCGGCCTCCCATGCGAGCGTGCCCACCTCCCCGCTGCGCAGGCAGGTGACGCGATAGCGGCCGCGACCGAGGCGCTCCAAGCGGCGCAACGGGCCGCCCATCGAGGTCCGCTGGCGGGAAGTGTTGCGCCACGCCCGGAGCAGGCGCAGGGCGCGCTCCGAGGTCATGAGGCGGTCTGGCTGCGGGGCGTATTGGTTCCACGCCCATGTGAATGTCCGGGGCTTCATGCTGGCACCTCCGCGCAGTTAGGGCAGTCCTCGTGGTCGTCGCTGCCGGGGTGGCCGCAGGCGCGGCAGGTCGGCAGGTCGTGGCCGTCGCCGTCGGGGCCTTGGGCTTCGAGGGCGCGTTCCTCCTTCTCCGCATCTTCGGCGCATCCGTCGCAGAGGCTGGCGAAGCCGAGGGTGCGCGTGGCCGGGGCCTCGCCGCAGCTCTCGCACCAGAGCGTCTCCGGCTCGTCTCCGATGAAATGGAACACCGCCGGCGCGTGCGCCCTCATCCCCGCCTCAAGGCTGAGATAGTCGGCCGAGCTGCTGCGCTCGCCGGGAGGGCCGTCCGAGAATTGCCACTCAATGTCCCCGAGCTTCGCTTGGTAGCCGTGGGCCTCGGGATCAGTCACGGCCCCCTTCACAATCCAGATCGCTTTCATTCGCCTGTCCCCTCGGAAATGACCTGAGCAAGGCTGCGGTCGCCCCAAAACAGGTCTTCGGGGTCGATCTGGCCGCGCTCGGTCGCTCGCTCACAGATGTCCGCCAGCGTGGCGACCACTCCAAAGCCGCTGCCGTCCCAAAGCGCCTCGGCCTCGTCTCCTGTGCGGGCGAAGTGCGCGATGGCCTCCATTATCTCCCGCGATGTGCAGCGGCTCTCACCCGAGGCAATGAAGTCCTCGCGCCCCGCATCCCACGCAGCACGATCAGCCTGATCGTTTGTCCCCGCCTCGTATGCGGTCAAGCCCTCGGTGTTGCCCTCGGTCCCGACCGCATCGGCGCAAGCCTGCAACGCTGCCTGAGCGTCGTCTGCGTCGTGGGTCCCGAAGAACGTGCCGTTTGCGAATATGTGGAATTTAGCCATTTGTTTGCTCCTTCGGCTGGTGGATGCGACGGAGCGTGCCGTCGCTGTTGAAAACGTGGGTCGGGAGGTCGGGGTGGTAGCGGCGTGCGGCGGTGATCGCGTCGCGCTGGCGATAACAATAAGCGGCCTCACCGATCTGGTTCCCGTCGGCGTCGAACGGGGCGTAGGCCCACCCCGTCGCGCGGTCGATGTGGAACACCTCGGTCCGGACGGGGGCGCTCATGCTGCCCACCCGTTTTCGTACGCGACCGACCCGGTCCAGTTCCCGTGCTGGTCGTAGTTCAGCAGCCCGGGGGTGAAGTCGTAGACCGCGTGGATCAGGTCGAGGTGGGCGTCGCCCCCGACATCCTCAAGCAGGTGCAGGGCCGCGATGCAGGTGCCGGGCGTGTCGAGCAGGCGGTCGCGCTCGGAGCCATCCTTCGTCAGCGCGATGGCGATTTCGTGGGCTTTGGAAAAGTTCATCATGGTCGTGTCTCCGTGGAAAGATGGGGCGGGGCTCGCACCCCGCGTTTGAATTATGCGGCGGCGGCTGTCTTCCAGCCGTCCACCCATGCCTCGATGCGGTTCTGACGTGTGAACGGGCACACCCGGCGACCTGCGGCATAGTCAGCTTGACCGCGTTCAAAGGCTGTAAGGTTCTGCATTGCGATGGTCATGGTCTGTGTCTCCGTGGAAGTGCGTTAGAGCGGGCGGAATTCGATATTCTCGAAGTCGGCGATTTCGAAGCCTTCATCCTCGAAGGCGGCGAGGATCGCGGTCGGGCTGCGGTCGGTCTTGAAGAAGAACCCGCCCATCAGGTGTTGCGCGGTAGCATGTTCGCTGGCCTCAAGAACCAAGTTAAAGACACGCTCAAGGGTTTCGCGGCTGTATGTCTTAAAGCGGATGGTGCACTCGATGGTCATGTTCAGGTCTCCGTGGATGCGTTTGTGCATACAGGGACATTCCACTGACTTTCAGCGGGCGTCTACGAAAAAAACACTTTTTGTTGATTTTTTTTTCGGGCTTAAAAGGGACTTGACCCCTGAAAAGGTGCGGGCGGCCTGTAAAAATCTTATTTGATTTCAATGGGGTCTAATTGCCCGCACTTCGCGCCAAGCGATTGTTTTTGTTGACAGGTAGCCGCCCCCTACGGGCTGCCACTACGCCAATTCCCCGCCTTTATCGCTTTGATTTTGCGCCACTTTTCCAAAGGTGCGGGCGCGCTGGTCTCAGGTGCGGGCGAACCCGCCCCCGCTCAGCTGCGCGTCCAGCCCTTGAGCGCCAGCCTCCGGCGGCTCGCTGATTTGGTGTAGTGCAGGGCCATTGTGCCGCCCTCCCAGCCAAACATCGCCTCAAGCTCGTGGACCGTGGCACCCGCCTCGGCCGCCCGGACAGCCGCGATCTTGCGCAGCCCGTGGGCCGTCTTATCGACCCCGGCCTCGCGGCACGCCCGGCGAAACATATTGCCGAAGCTCTCCTTGGTCAGCGGCCGACCGTTCGCCCCGACGATGAAGTGCATGTCGCCCGTGGGGCCCGCGTCCAGCGTGGCGCGCAGCGGGGCCAATATCGGGATGATCACCTCGGTCCCGGTTTTCTCGGTCCGGATCGTCGCCACCCCCTCGCGGACGTGCTGGCGGCCGAGCGTCACAGCATCGCCCCGACGGAGCCCGGTGTAGAGGAGGACGTCCATCCAGACGCGCTCACGGGTCCCGAGCGCCCATCGCTCGTGGTAGCGCGTGACCTCCTCGTCGGTCCACACGGCAAAGCCCCCGGCCGACTTCGCCTTGGGCGCGCGGACCCCGAGCGTCGGGTCCTCGGCCACATGGCCCATCGCCAGCGCCCACTTGAACAGGCCGGACATGGTCTTGCGGAACGACGTCGCGGTGCCGGGCTTGTTCGCCCGGCGCTCGATCCCCTCGGCGATGGCCTGCCGGTCGATGGTCGAGAACGGGGCGTCTCCGGCGCTCTCAATCACACCCCGCAGGATCAGCTCGCGCTGGCGCTGGGTGGAGGGCGCGAGGTCTCGAAATGCCGTGGACCGCCGATACTGGTCGACCAACCACTCAAGCGATTTAGTATCCACCCGCCTCGGGGCTGGCGCTGGGCCCGCACCGCCCGTCAGCGCGGCCATGTAGGCGGCGTCAAAGCCCGGGTCATAGAGGTCGGGCAGGCGCACGCGCGGGCCATGCTGGCGGCGGAAATAATAGCAGACGCGGCCGTGCCGGGTCCGCTCGCGGGATACATAGGGCGGGATCTTCTTGGGCATGCCGTCCATCACAGCCGCGGCCTCCTGACAATGTCAAGCGCCTCCGATGGGCTGGCTGGCTCCTCCGTTTGGGGAGCAGGCTCCCCCATCGGCTCGACGATCATCCTGCCGTCGCGCTCGAATACGAGCCGGAGGTCGCCCCCGGCGTCCTTGATCGCCCGCATGACGCGGGCCGCGTCCGCTTGAGTAAATTTAGCTGCTGTTCTTGCCATATCGTTTTCTATTGCGCCCGGGCCTCCCCGGTCCTATTTTGGCTCTCGCACAGATGCTCCGTGGAAAGACTGTCGTGCACCGGGGGAGCGGCAGCGATGCAGCTCCCCCATCCTTTTTACCGCTCGCCTTGGAGAACGATCAGCCCGGCCGCCCGGCGGCGCTGCTGCGTCCGGATCAGCGCGAGCAGAATGTCCTCCGCAGACACACGCGGCCCCGAGCTCCGGCGGTCGAGCGCGTCGTGGCACTGGTCGCAGGCGTCCACGAGGAACAGATCGTCCGGCTTCTGCGCCATCCCTGCGAGGTTGAACATCCGCAGGTGCGCGCCGACGGTATATGCCGGGTCCTCCCGGCAGACCTCGGGCAGGCGCAGGGTGCAGTCCTGACCGGCCGAGGCCTTGCGGATCGCGTCGGAGGCGGCGTTGCCGGACTTGATGTTTTCGTTCATCTCACCGGGTTCCTGTCTTTGGTGGGGCTGGCGTTGTGGGGGCCGCAGGCTGTGGCTGTCGGGGAGGGGAAAAGCCCGGCAAGGTCTTCATCTTAGGTGCCCATCGCCAAGGGCCGCAGCGACCGCAGGTGCACTCCTCCCTCCATCGCGCGGTGAAAATCCCGCGCTTCATCCACCGCATTTGCAGCCCGCAAACGCAGTCACTTCGCACATGGACCCGAGCTGCTCCGGTGATACTGTTTCTGGGCATGTTAGCCTCCCATCTGGTCGATGTTGCCGCGATGAACGTCGACGCTGTAGGCCGCGACCCACGGGTTCTGATCCCATGCGTCGGGGCCGTTGATGCTGTCCCAGAGGGTGCGGAAGCCGCGCGCATACGCATCGGGATCAAGACCCGCCCAAGCATACATTCCGGCCATTCCTCCGCCGTAACGGTCGGGCCTTGCGCCCTCTGCCTTGGCATCCATTTCGCTGATCTCCTGCAACCGCTGCACCCGCACGTCCGTGACCATCAGTGTCAGGCGGGACGCCCAGCGGGGCATGTGGATAGAGGATCGGGTGCGGCCTAGCTCGATCAGTGTGCCCTTGTTGTCATCGGCCTCGTACCAGACGCCAATCGCGCTCTTTGCGCCTTCATCCTCTCCGATCTTAGTGGGTGACAGGTGGTTAAACTCGGACCTTACGCGCCACGTCTCCTTGACCCAAAGGCGATCACCGGGAGCGATGGGGATGCGCTGTGGGCAAACGTGTAGCGCGCCCGGTTCGATTTGGCGACTTTCGAACGTGGCCCCCAATTTGCCCTTTGCAGAGGGCTTTGCCATGTACCCAAGCGGTCCGACATTATGCAGCGACCACGCATCGGGGTTTTCGTTGACATCGGCCAGACCAGACGTGCGCCGGGTCTGGGTCTTAGTGCCGGCCAGCAAAGCGCGGATCATCGGGGCGGAAAAGAGGATGGGCTTGTCATTCATGTCAGGTGTCCTCGTTGCGATTAGTGCGCAAAACAGACGCGGCCAAAAGGGCGAGCGCTGCGCCTGTCGGGGGGTGGTGCGCAATGGTGGCGACCTGTCTGCGCTTTGGCGCGGTCGCCGTCTGCTTGGCCTTGCGGGCTTTGGTTCGGTTCTTCTGCGATGACTTGCGGGGCATCACGCCTCCCCCTCTGCGATAGCGCGGAGGGCGGTGCGGGCAATCTGACGGCACTCCTGCACAAGCGCTCCCGGCTTCCCGTCTGTCGTGTCAACAACTGCTTCCAGCGCAGCCCGCAAGGCATCGCGTTCGGCGGCGAGGGCGTCGAGGGCTACATCATACACAAGAACATCACCGCGATCCGCCAATCGGGCTGCGACCTTGATCGCATCTTTAAGGCAGTTTTCTTTGTTGACCTTTATACCCTCAGCCATCAGTCTGCCGTTTCTGTATCTGTCAAATCGGTAAGGTGCGCTCATTTAATCGTTCCCTTTCGTGTGTTCCATGTCTCCGATGCCGCGTCGTTACTCAGCATCCTGACTTGAGCGTGACCTTTCGGGCAGGCTATGATGCGGTATTGATACGGGTCGCCATGCAACTGACAGTGCTTGATCTTGGACAGCATCCAGTGGGGCGATGCGCCGCAGAACGGACACGGCAGCAATTCGGGCTTCGGGCCGGAAAGTAGCGCGTCATCCATCGCTCTGCTCCTTTGTGGCTTGGTAGGCGGCGAGGGCAATTCGCTGGTCCGCGACTTGGTCAATACCAATGGTGACGGATATTCCATTGGGCGCAGGCACAAACGGCGTGCGGCGTATCAATCGCTCCATCTCGTCCGCCAGCGCGTCCGCCTTGGCGAGTTGCGCCTCAAGGGCTTCGATGCGGGTTAGTGCTTGCGGTATCAAATGTCCGGGGTCGTACTCCCACCATTCCCTCATTCGCTCTTTAAGATCATCCATCACAAAATCCTTAGTTGTAGCGGGGCATGTCAGCTGTCCTCCGCGACCGCCCGCAGTGCGGCTTTGAGCGCGCTGCGGGCTTCCGATACCGTCGTCCAGTGCTCTGCGTCGTCTGAGGCATTGAGCACCCGGAACATGGCGTTCAGGGCGACCCGCCACACTTCGCCGTCGTCGATTATCTCGAGCAGGGTCACGGCCGCGCGCCGAGCCTCCCGCCTCTTGGCCGATGGGGCCGTTCGGACGCTGCGAAACATCGGGCCTCGGATCGCGGCCGCCTCCCGCAGCGCTTCCTCCCGCGCAGGCTCAAGGGCTGCGATGGCGGCGTCGGCTTTGGATAGTGCGATCTCCTGACAGCACTTGAGGTATTCTTGGCAATCTTCGCAGTCGCAGTTTGCGGCTGTATCAAAGGCGTCAGGGTCGATAGCCCGCGCGACACGTTCCCGCTTATCCATCGGTCTTGTCCTTCGTGATGAGGGCGAGGATGGCGGAGGTATCTGCGGTGCCCACCCCGCTCAGCCGCTCAAATAGAGCGATCAGCTCCTCCTCTATCGCCTGTAGCGTGATGTCGCGTTCCTCGTGGCCGCGACACGGGCGGCATCCGCAGGTCCGCATCCGGTCGATCAAATCGAGCATCCACCGGCGCTCGTGGGCGAGCTGGCCGCGCGGCCGAATGACCGCCTCGTGGGTGGTCGCGCAGGTCGCGCAGAGCACCGCGATCCCGATGGCGGGGGTCTCCTCGCTAGGGTCCCACGTCGCGCAGTATGCGGGGTCCGAGATATTCGCGTCATAAAACGCCTTGCCACCGCAGCGGCCGCACTTTGCATAGTCAGCCATCGCCATCACTTGCCGCCTTTCGCGCGATGCGCGGCCAGCGCCTCGCGCCCCTTGTCGGTGATCGCGGTAACGAAAAAACCGCACGGGACGAGGTATCCGGCGTCCAGCAAGCGGTGGAAAACATCATCCCGAACGCGGTTTGCCTTCCAGTTATGGGCTCTCCCGTCCTCCCATTTTGCGAGGGCGACCGCTTGCGGTTTCGTCAGATTGCGTGTCGTCATGTCGTCTCTCCTTTCGCGCGGGCAATGGCGGCAATGGCGGCCGCCATTGCCAGCAACATCGGTTCCATAGAGTGGAGGCGGAAATCGTCGTGCTCTTTTGACAGGCGGACAGCTCGTCTTGCGACTGCGACCAGTTCCTCGAGCGCTTCGAGCAGATTTGGCGCGGCAGCGTCCGGCTCCTTGACCAGCTCCATCGTCCGCGGGAATACGGCTGCCAGCATCCTCCGCTTCTCGTCGTCCGTGAGCAGCTTGCTCGCGAGCAGCGAGTTCATCGTTTTGGGGTCAACATACTCCGGCGCGACCAGAGGGGTCGTCACCGCCGGGGGGCCGTTTCTGGGGGTTTCGGCAGTCGGAAACGCGAAAACGACCTTGAATTTCCCATCGCCAACAATCTCTGCACGGGGCTTGCCCGTGAAATGAGCGAGCCGGGCCGCGACTTTGACGTCTGGGTGATCCATGCAGGCGCGACGGACAAAGTCCGCCCTTTCGTCCGCCAGAGCCTTCTCGCGGTCTGAGATACTTTTGAATTCGGCCTTTTGATCGTCCGTCATGCGGATGAAGATCTCGATTTGGTGCGTCATGCCTGTGCTCCTTTCTGCCGAGCCGCGAGCAGCGCGTCGGCGTATTGATAAGCATTGGTTGCCATATCCTCCGGGGTCGGGAGGCCTGCGTCCGGAGTGGCCCAAGCGCCGGCGACGATCCCGACCAGCACCCGGATCGCGATTTCATCGCGCAGCTCGGCGTCGTCGAGCGATGGCGGCTCGGATTGGCGCGGGCGGTCGGCGTGGGTCTCCGCCAGCTCGCGCAGCACCCGGTTCTGTGCCTCGGCAATCTCGCGCCACGTCTTGCCGCCCGCATTGCGCAGCGCGCGGACGTCGCCCTCGCGGACGTCCAGCAGCTCTGCGGCCGAGGTCACGCCGAGCTGTCGCAGGGCAGCCATTGCTCGGATTGAGAGCTCAAGGTCGTCGGGCCACTTTTCAATTTTACTCATGTATCGTCTCCGTGGATTGGTGCGGGGCCGGAGCCCCGCGATTTCGTTCAGCTCGGGTGAGCTCAGTTCGTGCCGGCCTTCGCCCGGTAGCAGCCGGTCTCCCAAATCGCTCGATAGTCCTCGACTTCGCGCGCCTGATATTCCTCGGACGTGAAGCGGGGCCGCTCGTAGGCCATCAGCAGCATTTGGACGTAGCGCTCGCCGCGCGCTGCCATGTCGGGCATCAGCGTAGAGATTGCGGTTCCGGCCTGCCGCGCGACCATCACGGCTGCGGCGTCGTCACCGGCCTCGCGGCACTCGTCTGCGGTGGCCGCGGTGCTGGCTGCGAGGGTCAGAACGGTGGCAATTGCGAACATCGTTTTCATAGGGTCAGTCCTTTTGTTTGCGAGCTGTTGCTCAGGGGGTTTGTGGGGCGCAGGCCCCGCAACGGGCTCACGCCCATTGTTCGTCATTGGTCTGTTCTCGGTGGGCGCTGCGCGCCCGGCGGACATAGGGCCAGTCGTCGCCGAGCAGGAGCGCACGGTCGCGCAGGGCCTCGGATTGATAGTGGAAACCGAGCCACGACCACGTCACGTCGTCGGTCTCGCCCCGGCCGGAGAGGTGCAGGTATCGGCGCGTCTCCGGGTTCCAGAGGCGGTGCATCCGCGGGTCCTCTTTGCTGGTGAACGGCTTTAGCGTCACTCGCTGTCCTCCTGCTCTGGCGCGTGGCGCAGCATGTAGCTGGCCAGCAGTATTTTCTGGATTTCTGGCCAGTGCTCGCTCCCCTCGATCCACGGGACGAGGTGGTCGCGGACGTAGGCCATCGCGTCGTCCATGAATGCCGAGAATTCATCCCCGCTCATCGCCCCGAAACTGGTCGAGACCGGCCGCGCGATTATGGCGACCGCCCCCTCGGGGACGTCGTGGCGCACGCGCTCCATGCGCGTCATGGGGCGGCTGCGTGTTCGGCCGGTGGCGACGACGAGGTCGTCTTTGACGCTCTCTGCTGTCCACGTCGCCCCCGCCGGGCCGCTATTAAGCGCCTCGGCGACGTAGGTAACAAACGCCCAAAAAAGGCGGTGCTGCTCAGGGCTGCGGGGGCGCTTCGGCTCGATCTTGTAGATCGACCCAAACTTGAGCTTCTCGATTGCGAGCTGGCCCGCCTTCGAGGTCGGGACCAGCACGTTCTCGATCCGCCGCACGAAGAACGGGTAGGCCATCAGATCAGCTCCTTCTCACGAGCCACGCGCTCCGGCATCCGCGCAACGTAGACCCCGCCATAGGCGGTCGGGTTCAGCGTCACGGTGGAGAGGGGCAGCCAGACGGCTGCCTCCTTGATCCCGGTGTGAAGCAGCACCTCGGTCGCGGTGCGCTCCTCCACCGCGACGGTCACATCGACGAGCCTGCTCATGCGCGACACTCCGGTGCGAACGGGATTTCATCGTCAATGACGCCGCCCGGGCGGCCGCCGGAGCCGTAGCCCGAGCCACCGCCGGAGCTGCCCCCATATCCGCCGGATGATCCGCCCCCGTCGCCGTCTCTGCGGCTGTCCAGCAGCGTCAGCGTCCCTCGGTAGGGCCGGAGGACCACTTCGGTCGTGTAACGGTCCTGACCGGATTGGTCCTGCCACTTGCGCGTCTCAAGCTGGCCCTCGATGTAGACCTTCGAGCCCTTGGCGAGATACTGCTCAGCGATGTTGGCTAACGGCTCGGAGTGGATGGCAACGCTGTGCCACTCGGTCCGCTCCTTGCGCTCGCCAGAATTGCGGTCCTTCCAGCTCTCGGACGTGGCGATCCGCAGGTTGCAGACCTTGCCCCCGTTCTGGAACGTGCGGACCTCCGGGTCGCGGCCGAGGTTGCCCACGATAATGACCTTGTTCACTGATCCAGCCATCTATTCGTCTCCCTGCGCTGTCGGTGTGGGGGTCGGGTGAACCAGCTCCATTGCGCGAGCGCGGCCCCTCATGCGGCGGATGGCCCCTCGCTCCTCCAGCTGCAGCAGGATGCGGTGGACGCCGGATTTGCCCATGTTCAGCGCGTCGGCAATCTCGTCGAGCGATGGGGCGTACTCGTGTTTTTTGATGTAGCCCGCGATAAAATCGCGGGCCTCCATTTGCCGGGGCGTCAGCATCACTGCCCCCCCTTCCCGGCGCTCTCGGCCGCCCGGTAGATTTTGGCCTGCGCCCCCTCGGGCAGCGTGGCGATCTGGTCGTCCCACAAAGCGAGGACCGCGTCGGCGGCATCCGGCGTGTCGCACTCGCCAATGTCCGACATGATCCGGTCGACTAAGCCGCTCGCCTCGTCAGCGTCGGGCTCAGCCGCTTGGGTGCTCTCCTGCTCCGGCTCCTGCTTCGGCTCCGCCTGTGCCTGTGCCTTTTCGCGCTCCGCAGGCTGCGCCGCCTCCTTCGCCTCGGATTGCTCCTTGGGGGCGCTGTCCTGCGGCGCCGACTGAGCGGCCTCTGCCGCCTGACCATCGTCCTCGGGTGTGACGTCGCTGGCGGCACCTTCGGCCTCTACGGCCTCCGCGTCGATGGTTTGACCGGCCTCGTCGTCCTCGGGTGTGACGTCGAGTTCCTGAGCGGGGTTCATGGCGAAATTGGCGAAATCTGCCTGCCCGCCATCGACCGTGAGGGCGTCCCGGAATTCGACCGAGAGCGGGAGGTATTTCGCCAGCGCGCGGATGGCGGTTTTCTTCGCCATCTCGTCCTCATGGGTGTGCCACGGGGATTTCGCGGTCGATCCGAATTTGACGGCTGTCTGCCACCCCTGCGAGCCGTCGCGGATTTTGAGCACCTTCGACCAAGGCAGGACGACGTAGGCGTGCCCTCCGTCGCGGAATTTGGCGATGGCGTAGGCGTGCAATTTGTCGCCAGCCTGCGCGCCCGGGACGTGGCGCAGGCGCGCTTCGGTCCCCTCCTCGTATTCCCACACGTCGTCGTCCGAATAATGGACGTTCGCACTGATGGACGTGATGTGCCCGGACCGGCGCGCGAGGTCGATCAAGCCCTTGTAGCCGACGACCAGCTGGACCTCCGTGATCTTCTTGCGATTGTTTTTGAAGGGGATCAGGTAGGCGTGGCCCATGATAGTGTTCGGCTCAAGCCCGAGCCCGGCGCAGGTCATGAGCCCCCCGAGGAGGCTCATGGGGTCGCACTCGGCGAGTTTCGGCGTCGTGCGCATGGCGTTCGCCATGAGGCGCATCATGCGCTCCGGCTTCATGTGCGCAGCCGCGACCTGCTGCAGCTGCGCCTTGGCCTGCTCATTCCAGAGAAGCTCCTTCACGTTTGTGACCTGCGTGAGGGGCTTGGATTTGATCTTCTCGATGGCGGTGCTCACAGCTTCGGCTCCTCAATAATCTCGATGCCGGGGATGGTGATGTCCGCGCCCTTGGCGGCGCGAATATCGGCGTTCGCCAGCCGGGTGATGCAGTCGATCAGGTCGGGGTGCCCCCGGTAGTGCAGCATCGCCTGATTGATATTGGTGATCCGTGCGGAGCGGACCGTCCGCAGGCTGGTGCTCTTGGACCCGGTGCCTGTGGCGGAGCTGACCTTGAGCTTGCGCTCGGCTTCTGCGGCCTTTTGGGCGGCTGCGGCCTGCGCAGCCTTTTCCTCGGCCTCGACCATCGCGGCCGCATTGGCATTGCGCTCGGCAATCTGGCGCTCGCGCTCGGCCTCCTCAGCGGCCTTGCGCGCCGCCTCCTGCTCCGCCCGGCGGCGCTCCTCGGCGATCTTCTCTTGCTCCTTGAGGTAGGCTTCCAACGGGGCCTTCGCGAGCCTGCCTGCCCTTTCGATCACTTCCGTGATGCGCTTGTAAGCGGCGTCGACCGCTCTGCCCGCATCAAGGTGGGGTTTTTTGTCCGCCGTCCGGCGCTCATCAATTTCTTTCAAGCGCTTGCGGGCCGCGTCCAAGAAATCCTTAAGTTCACCGGCCTTGGTCTCGGTCTCGATCTTGGCCTTGGCCCATTCGCCAGCTGCGTCAGCGATGCGCTCGGCCTCCGCCATCATGGCAGCCACCGCCTCCTCGTCATAGGCGGGCGGGCGATTGTGGCCGATTGCGGCGGCGGTGGTGGGGGTCGTCTCTGTCATAAATTGCCTTTCGGTTAGGGTCGGATTTGATCGGCGCGCAGCCGGATCGGGGCGTGGGTCGCCGCCATTTCGGGATGGCGACGCTGTAGGTCTTTAAGTTCGAGGTATTCAGCCCGACTGATCGGGCGCTTGCAGACGGAGAGCCACGCCCGGCGGGGGTCGCGCGGCTCGCCGTTGATTTCGCAGACCATGCGCTCGTCGCAGGTCAGCTCCCCGTGCTCGTCCACCTCGCGGACGATTGAGATTGAGGCGGGGACGAACGGGCCGCCTTTGACGAGCCGGGTTTTATACCAGCCGCAATGGGGCTCCCCCTCGTGGATGGGGACTGGCGCCCCGGCCAGCGCAGCACGATGCCACGCATACAGCCGGGAAACGGGGGTCGGCTGGCGGATCATTTTCCGCCCCCCTCAGCCGCGATCATGGCGTCGGCGACAGCGTAGCAGCCCTGAGCAAGCCTCTCCGGGGTCAGCTGATTTTCCGGGTGCGCGCTCAGAAGTGCTTGCATCGCCAATTCCGCAAGACGCTTGCGCTCCGCGGCCTTGCCGTTCTGCCGGGTCAATTCGCCTGAAAGGTAGAGCTTAAGCGCGTGGTTGATCTCAGTGCTCATCGACCGGCTGTTCTGATCGGCCGAAGCCGCCACCCGCTCCTTGAGCTCGGGCGCCATTCGCAGCCCATAGGGCGCGACCTGTTTGCTCTCCGCGCTCATGGCTTGCGCTCCCTTTCGGCCATCATCGCGTCGGCGATCAGGTAGGCTTTGCGCGCGACGAGGGTGTCTTGCGCGCAGAGGTCCGCAAGGCCTACGAGCGCGGCCTCGGCGAAGCGGTCGCGCATGTCTGCTGCAGGAGCGTTGTTGTAGTGGGCGTCCAAAGCCTCGCAGATTTCTGCGTTGACGGACTTCTCTCCCGACGCCGCAGATACCTGCTCATAAAGCGCCTGCGGGACGCGGATCGTGTAGCGCGTGTATTCCTGCTGGCGCGCCGATTGACCGCCAAGGTGCGCCTGCAATGCGAGAACGATCTCCCCGTTCATCGTTCTGTTCGCCTCAGATGCTTTTGACTTAACTCCATCCCGCAGGTCGTGCGGGATGCGAATGCGAAGCTCTGCGTCTCCACGCGCCATGTGGTCGTCTCCCTGAATTTCGTGATTGATCGCCGCGCTCAAGATTTGAACGATCTCGGCGTTCATTGAGCGGCCCGCTTTGCGGGCCCGCTTTTTGATCTCGTCGCGCATCCCGCCCGGAAGGCGGACCATCATTTTGGGCAAATGCCGTGATGGGCTGTCTTGAACGCTCATACAGACACCAGATCGAGCAGCTTGCCGCCCTTGCGCTCGAGTGCGACCCGGGCGTCCTGATGCTCGATGCTCTTTGCGTGGGCTGTGACGCCGGTCACCGCGTCCCACACGGTCTCAATTGGGCGGCTCTCCTCCCGCTCATGCGCCGCCTTGATCGCGGTCGCCTCCGGCCGCGTGAAACGCTTAAGCAAAAAGGCGTCGAGGTCGTCGTCCACCCGCTTCTGCTGCGCCTCCCGGATGGTCTGCTCGATGGGCGCGGCGCTGGCGGCTGAATACTCCATCAGCACCGGGCTGATTTCCTCCAGCCAGCGGTCAGGAGCCGATGCGGTGTGGCGGAGCCTGATTTCCTTGAAGCCCTCGGCTCCCCACACGATGCGGTTTGAGCAGGCGTAGTCGAACAAGAAAAAGGCGGCCCCGATGGACTGGCTGCCGACCTCGCTGTTCCAGACAAAGAAACCGCGAGCCAGCGAGCCGGAGCGCCCGTTCCGGCGGTTCGGCATCTCGACCCGGTTCACCTCGTCGGCCAAGAACACGAAGATGTCACGATCTGATCCATAAATGGTGGTGTTCGCCTTGGTGATCGGCACGGCCTGTCCGAATTCGCCCGGCACCCGGAAGTCGCCGGTGCGGCCGTCACCGAATTTGTCCGTAAGGGCGGTCACGATTTCCTCGTTCCACACCCTGCCGTAACGAGGCCCTGTCGCGGCGCGCAGTTCGTTGTGCGCAATAAGCTCGCCGCCCATTGCGACCGGCTCGTTCTCGGTCCGCAGCAGCCCGACCTCCTCAGCGTCGCGATGGAACCGCAGGCAATAATTGAGGGCGTCGGCCGCAATCGGCGCAGGCAGTTTGCGCAGCTCGCGCGCCGAGAACCCTGCGAGCGAGGCGAGCTGGCCGAATGACCAGTGCGTCGGGTCGACGATCGTCCCCTCGTTATCGATTGTGAGGCCCCACTTGGGGTCTGCCGGGTGCGGCTGGACCTCAATGCGGCGGGTGGTCGTCACCGAGGCGACGGAGCGTTCGCGCTGCCCGGCGACCGCGTCGCGCAGGTCGGTCAGGCTCAAGAACCGCTCGTCGGCCGGGCGCGAGGCCCACTGGCGGGATGCGTGCATAAGTGTCGTCATGTTCGTGTCTCCGTGGATTTGGGGGTGGGCTCAGTTCAGGCCGAGCCCGTGGCCGATCAGCAGGGCCAGCCAGCCCGTGCCGAAAATCGAAAGCGCGCCGATCAGGTCGCCGAGCAGCTCGGCGTAGCGGCCGCGCTGAGAGTGGGGGGTGGTCGGTTTGTGTTCCATACGTTCCTCCGTTGTTCGCGGAACATAACCAACAATTTGTGGATCAGACAAGCGAAAAAACACAAATTGTTGAAATTAAATTTTGAGGCTGGACACAGATCTAGACTTGTTCTTAATTCGTTCTCATGTGCAGGACTTACAACGACACAGAGCTAGACCGTCGCCTCGATCGCATGATTGAGGTGGCAACCGAGCTCGGGTGTCCGCTGGACCATGTCGTCGAGCACATGGGGCGGTGCGATCAAAGTGATTTTCGGAGGTTCTCCGGTAGCCCGTCGCTTCTGCCCCGGTACACGAAGTCAAGCGTGACGCCGTAACGAGCGCAAAGCTCTATCGCTGCCTCCACCGGGATGCGGCGAAACCCGCGTTCCCAGTTATTATATTGAGCCAAGTTAAAGCGGTTCTTGAGCGCCCAATCTTTTTGATTGAGGTCCGAAAAGGCCCTGCGGATGCGTACCAGACGCTGCCCGATCTCATGGTGTTCAAACGTGTCACTCATGGTCGAGTGATCCACGAAATGTGAACCGCCAAGCAAGCAACCACTTGTGGGCTTGCATTTTCCCACAATTTGTTGATTTTGAGGGGATGCAGACAGCTAAAGAAATCTCCGCCCGCTTCGGGCAAAGAACCATCGCCGCAACGCTGGGCGTCAGCGTCGGGGCGGTCAGCAACGCCGTTGTCCGGGGTCAGTTCCCGGCGAGCTGGTACGTCGCAATTCAAAGCCTGTGCAACCGTGACGGCGAGCTCTGTCCCGTCGAGGCATTCGCTTTCAAACCTATTCATCAGTGCGCCTCCTCCGTGGAAAGTGAAGCGGGCGACGGCGCTTGTTCTGCCGCCCTGATAAACATTGTCCCAGCGAGTTCGGGCGAAAGTCAATCTAAAGAAACTTTTTGTCAGCCCAACCACGACAAATCGCTTCGGGGCGCGCTGTGACATGCCGTGTCACTTCTGCGGCGCAGCACTGGCCCCCTACGGCTACGGGCTGCCCGGGCTGCGCACTGACAAGCCAGAGGGCCGTCGCGGCTATCTGTGGGCGTGCGCGGATCACCGGGACGCCGCTGAGCACAAACGAAATCAGGCAATCGGTGTCGGCCTGTCCGGAGCGCGCCAAGCGCCCCGGGGAAACGACACTTCCCCCACGCAACAAGGTGAAACATGACCTATCCCCACAATTCTGATTTTTCGGTCAGCGACACGCAGCTGATGGCCCACCTCGCGGAGATTGAGAGCGCGAAGGACGAGGTCAGCAGCGCCAGCGGCGACCTGCGCTCCACGATCAAGCGCATCCTCGAGGACGCGGGCTACGAGAAGGGGGCGCTGCAGATGGTGCGCGACCTCGACGCTCTCAGCGACACAAAGCTCGCCGACCGCCTCCGCACGCTGTGGCCGATGCTGGACGCCATGCGGCCGCATTGGGAGGAGCGCATCCGCGACATGCTCGACCGCAAGGCGTCCGAGACCGGCGACATGGACGCTGACATGCAGGGCGGCGCCTGATGGCGGCTGCGGCCATGCAGGGGCGCTTTCGGCGCCTCCCGGGGTGGGGCAAGCGGCGGCTGCCTCGGTTCCGCACGGTGATTACCTACACCGGGCAGACAAAGCGACTTCAGCTGCACGCCACGCGCGGCTGGAAGGTCTGCTGATGATCGTCGCCGGGCTGGACCTCGCAACCATGACCGGCGTCGCGGTCGGCCCCCTCGGGGGTCGCCCTGCGCTGTGGTCGGAGGACCTGAAATCCTGCGACGAGCTGCCCCTTCATGGGTCGCGCCTCATGGCTGTGCAGGGTCTCACGCATCGGCTGATCACTGAATACGGTGTCCGGGCTATCGCCATCGAAAAGCCGTTTGTCGCGGCGCACAATAATTGGGAGACCACCCTTCTCACGATGGGGCTGACAGCCTGCGTGGTGAGCTGGGCGGCGCGCAAGGGGGTGCCGGTGGCGGTCTACCCCTCGCAGACCGTGGCGAAGCACCTCGTCGGCTCGGGCAAGATGCCCCGGGCCGAAAAGAAGGAGGCGATCCTTGCCGAGTGCCGTGCGCGCGGCTGGGACCCCCGAGACGACAATCAGGCGGACGCAGCGGCGGTGTGGAGCCTCGCCTGCGCCCGTTTTTCCACGGAGTAACCTATGAGCCACTACATGACCGCTCTGGCCATGCAGCAACGAGGTCTTAAACCGGCCGCGAAAATCGTGCTGTATTGGCTGGCGGATCACCACAATCAGCAGACCGGGCTGTGTTTTCCCAGCCTGAGCACGCTCGTCGACGAGTGCGAAATGGACCGCTCGACGGTGATAAAGCACCTGAAGTCGCTTGAGCGAGACGGGCTGATCCGAAAGGAGCATCGGACCCGTGACAACGGGTCAATCACAAGCAACGCTTACACCCTGCTGCTGCGCGAGCGAACCACCGAAAAGGCCGCTTCGTCCAACAAAACAGCTAGTGGAGAAACGCCACCCCCCCTAGTGGAAATTTCCCACCCCCCTAGTGGAGAAACGCCACCCCCCCTAGTGGAAATTTCCCACCCCCATAACCTTGGAAATAATAACCTTGGAAATGAACAAGAAGATGGCGACCGCGATGCGGCCGCCCCGACTTCGCTGACCGATCTGGAAGGGACAGCACCGGCTGAGCCTCAAAAGCCCAAGTCGCCACCGAAGATCGTCGGCGGGCTTTACGACGGGTGCCGTTCGCTGGACCAAGAGTTCGAGCGGGTTTGGGTCCAGCACCCGCGCAAGGTCGGGAAAGGCGCGGCCCGCTCGGCGTGGGGTCGGGCGCGGTCAAAGGCCTCGTTCGAGGAGATTGCCCGCCCCCTCGCGGTCTGGATCAAGCTGCAGGCCGGCTCTGAGCCCAGCTTCATCTGCCACTTCTCGACATGGCTGAACGAGGAGCGCTGGCTGGACGACCAGACCCACGCCCTCAATCGCAGACAGACGACGTCCGACCGCCTGCGGCGGCTCGGCGCTTCCACGGAGGCCGGTGACGACACGCTCGCCGGTCCAAGAACCCCCCCGCAAATCGAGCTGAGGATGGACCCATGAGCGGAATGACCTATGAGCAGCGCAAGCGCGCGATATTTGATTTCCTTTACCGCGAGCCCGGCGGCCTGCTGCATCGCTATCGGCTGCCGGAGCACCTGTCGGACGACGCACTCCGGGACGAGGTGAACATGCTGGTGGACGACGTGAACGGTCTGATCCCGAGCGATTTCACCGAGACCGAGCTGCGGCTCCTTCTGCCCGACGTCAACACCGCGATCCGTAGGCGGCACGGCGCGCAGGGCTGGCCCCCGGCAAAAGTGTTCATGGCTGCTACCGAGGACGCGCTGGCTGCTGCCGCGAAGCGGAAGGCGGCCGCCGAGCCCGCACTCGCGCAGCGAAAAGACCCCTTCGAGCTGACTGCGGCCGCGATGAAGGCCGGGCAGCCTGTGGCCGAGCACTTCCTTTGGGGCAGGCAGGCGGTCGAAATGATCGCGCGTGGTCTGGTCGATCAGGACACGATGGCCCGTTATCGGTCAGGCATATTCGCGGCCCTGCGGGACCAGTATGGCGAGCAGCGCGCGCAGGCTTGGGAGGCCGAGGCCAAGGCGCGGCACCAGTCTGCGAAGGCGGCTTACCTCGATCGGCGGGATGGCCGCGAGATTGACCCCGCGACGATGGAGCGGCTGCAATCGGAGCTGGCGGTGGTCGGCTCCGGGCTCGACCGTCGGGCCGACGACATGCGTAGGTTCGCATGACCCGGCTCGTGTCTGGCATCTACGGTCGCGGCCCGAGCGAATACGCCGAGCAGCGCCGGGCGCAACAGGTCCGCGAGCAGTCAGAGCGGGCATGGCGCGAGCGGGGCATCGCGGTGATCCCGGTCGACGAGCTGGTGAGCGATTGGGACCGGCAGGCGGTCACGAACATCGCAAATCGGCTCTATGGGGGGCGGCGCGATGGCAAGAGCTAACCGATCGACCGAGGCCCACGCCGACCAATGGACCCCAAAGCTTGTTCGGGAGCGAATGATCGAGGCGGTGCGGTGGGCGAGACACAACGCCGGGCCCACTGGCCCTGCGCCGATCCGGTCGGCGATGCCGGGCTACACCCCAACCCTTGAGGACCACCTAGCCGAAGGGTGGGGCTTTCCCGAGCAGGCCGAGGGCGTGGCCGACGGTGACAATGTGGTCCGGCTGTCACTGCCGCCTCACAAGATCGACCAGCTGGCGGACGCGCTCGATTGGTGCCGTCGCTATCTGGTGCACGACCACCCGGGCGACGCCGTGATCCTGAACCTATGGCTGCGCTGCAAGGTCTACCGCGGCAATTTCGAGGCGGCGCTCAAGGCGCGCGGCTTCCCCATGAGCCGACGGCACGCTGACCGCATGCGCGACCGCGCGCTGTCAATCATCGCACAAAAACTGGACGAGGAGGGCCGCACGCCATGACCGACCGAAGATCAGAGAACCTCCGCCGACTGCACGAGGACCCCGAGTTCGCGGCCGCTCGTGACGCCCGAGCGCGGGAGCGGTTCATCGCCGACAATGACCGGCTGCAGCGCTTAGCGAATGTGGCAAAGCGTGGATGCGAGGTCCCGCCGGAGCGCGAGGCCGACTGGCAGGCGCTCAAGAGCAAGATGATCCCGAACAGAGAGGCCGCCCGGATGCTGGGGCTGACGTGGCTGGGCGGCCCCGAGGACGAGGCCGAGGCCCGATGGAAGGTGCGGACCACATCGCGGATCGCGGACGAGCTGATCGAGTATGTCGAGACCGCGTGCCTGTCGGGGCAGCTAGACCCGGATCACTCGTGGGAGATCATCGAGCGGCTCAAGCGGGCCAAGCGGGTGCTGGCGTGGAATTCGGAGGCTGACGATGCGGGTGCCTGAGATACAGAACCGCTTGCGCGAGCTGGCGGCGGAGCATGACATTCCGGAGCTGGACGCGCTGGCATCCGAGCTATCCCGGCGCTCCCCAATCCGCCGATCAAAACAGCGCAGCCCATCCATGACCGACCATTTGCGAGATGCAATCCGGCGTTTGGCGGCACACCAGCCTGAGTTGACGCAAACTGAAATAGCAGCCCGGTTCGGGGTCAACCCCGGTCGGGTATCCGAGGCACTGAGAGGGACGCGGCAATGATTGATCTAACCAAAGAACCTAAAGGCGCGCTGACGAAGGCGCTTCGCGCAGCTGAGCCCGGCACGCGCTTTCGGTATGCAACGGGTGAGCTCTGCTCTGGCCCGCTGCGCGAGGAGGCGGGCGCGGCCTCGGAGGCAGGGATAGCCCTCCTGTTCAAGCGTCGCCTCGGGGAGCGCATGTTCGAGTATATCGCGGTCCGCAGCAAAACACAGGTCCGCCATGACTGAGCCGGAGAACGACGCGCAGGCGCAGCTGGACGCGCTGCGCAAAGAGACCCGACTGCTGCGCGAGGTCGTCGTCGGGGCGCTGAACGGTCACATGGGCTGGCGGTCGAAAGCCGAGCGGCTGCTGGGCTACAGCAAGAGGGAGCCCCATGAGCCTAAATAGCGCCCGAGCCCACCTCGTCGCGCTGGCGCAGGACATGAGGGCGTCGCGACTGGACTATCACGCGGAGCACCTAGAATGGGTGCTCCGTTCTGTTTTGCCCATGCCGGACCCTGCGGCCGAGGCGTCCGATTTGGACATTTGCAATTCTACGTCGCCAGATTTGGCGGAGACCCCGCCCGGAACCCACAATAGATAGGCCCAGCCCGCTCCATATTGCGCCGCGTAAATACTAGGTCCGCGAGGCGCGCTATTGCTGCAACCGCTCTAAATCGGGCAATACTCGTGTGCGGCGGCCAATAGCGCCCGCCAGACAAAAAAATCCATACAGGCGAAACAAAAAAACGCCCGGCAAAATAGGCCGGGGCGGAGGGCGCATGGTTGTAATCGTGATCCGGGACCTCGACCAGACCCGGCGGCATTTTGAAAACGCCGTCCGGCTGGTCGGGGAGGACCGGGCGAAAGTGGCCTTCAACCGGGCGCTCAACAGCGAGGGCCAGAAGGTCCGGACACTGGTACGCCGTGAGCTGCGAAAGCAGACCGGGGCAAAGGCGGAGCTGATCGCCCGAGAGACCAAGGGCATCCGATCCACATTCTCGACGATGGCGTACACAATCGAAGCCAAGGGCGGGTTCCTCGGGCTGTCTCACTTCAACCCCCGCCAGTTCAGCTATGGGGTGAGGGCGAAGCCGTGGGGCCGCAGCCAGCGGTTCGAGCGCGCCTTCATCGTGTCCAAGCTCAGCGGTAACGTGTTCACCAATACGCGCGAATACAGCGAGACGTCAGGCCGTAACAATAAGCTCGGCAAGATGTTTGGCCCGGCCATCCCGCGAGAAATGGTGCGGGACGCAACGCGCGACGCATTCGAGAAGGCACAGCCCGACGTGCTGACCGAGGCGCGACGCCAGCTGCAGCGCATGATCGAAGGCGCTCGCTGACCCGCAACGGGCGGCACGCGCACAGCGCCGCACAGCGAGCCACTGGCGCGCGCAAGGTCTGGTGGCACCCCCACCGAGGGCCGAGGCCGAGGAGCGCCTGTGCGGCCCGCAGGGGCGGTGTCAGCCCCCTCCCCCTTGGGTCCCCTCCGGGGGACCTCCCTGTCGCGGGGCCGCCGCCGCGCCGTGCGCCCGCGTTTTTTTTTATTCGCACTCGCCGCTTTCATTTTCACTGACGTCCCTCCCCTGACCCCATGCCGGAGCCCCTGATGACCCCGTCCGTTGACCTGCTGCCCGCCGCAGACCTCGCACCGTATGAGGCGAACGCTCGCATCCACACGCCAGAAGCGATCGAACGGCTGGTCTCCATCATCGAGGAGATGGGCTGGACCGCCCCGATCCTTGTGGACGCCGACGGTGTGGTCGCTGGTCACAAGCGGCGTCTTGCCGCCCTGACAATTTACGAACGCGGGGGAGTGATCCGCCTGCCGTCCGGAGAGGCTTTGCCGCAGGGCATGGTGCCCGTCATAGACGTGTCCGGGTGGAGCGAAGCTCAGCGACGCGCGTACATCATCGCGGACAATCAGACGACGCTGGAAAGCAGCTGGGACGAGGGCGTCCTGCGCTTGGAACTGGAATGGCTCAGCGAAACCGCTGAGATTGAAATGGAAGTTACGGGGTTCTCCGGCGACATGCTGGCGGACATTCTGACGCCGTGGGAAAGCGACATAGAGGCGCTCGAAAGCAAGGGTGCCCACGTCGAGGGCATCGTGAAGCCGATCACTGTGCGGGTCGCGCAAGAGCACAAGCCGGACGCCATCGCTGCAATCAAGGAAGCGCTCTCCAAGCTGGAAATCGAGTTTGAGCTGTGAAAGAGCCAAGCAAGCTAAACATTTTGATCGCCTACCCCTATTTCAAAGGGGCCACAGTCAACACTGTTATTGAGGCGCAAGAGAAAATCCGTCTCGTCGTGGACAGTGGAGCATTCACCGCTTGGAAGGCTGGCAAGCCGATTGAGCTAGACGACTATTGCAGGTTCCTTGAGGGTCTGCCCGTTGAGCCGTGGCGCTATTTCACGCTCGACGTGATCGGCGACCCCGGCGCGACACTCAAGAATTACGAGACAATGCTGCGACGTGGGTTCAAGCCCGTGCCGATCTTTACGCGCGGCGAAGACCCGTCCGTCCTTGACGACCTTTACAAGACCTCAGACGTGGTGGGCGTCGGGGGGCTGGTCGGCACTCAAGGCAACGCTGAGTTCGTTAGCGGGATCATGGCCCACGCGGCCGGCCGACGTGTCCACCTCCTCGGCTTCACTCGCATGGCCCATCTTCGGGCCTTTCGGCCGTATATGTGTGACGCCTCCTCTTGGGAGAGCGGTGCGCGTTATGCCTCTTTGCCGCTTTATCTTGGCTCCGGTAAAATCAAGGTCGTGGGCAAGCAGGATTTCAGGTCTCGCCCTTCCCAAGAAATTTGCCGTGCCATCTGTCGGCTCGGTGTCGATCCGCGATTGCTTGCGATGGCTGGCGCTTGGACTGGCGGCTACTCGGTGAGCAGGCGGCTTTGCGCGCTGTCTGGCGTGGCTTTGAGCCGTGATGTGCAGCGCAACTTGGGCACAAATTATTTTCTCGCCGTCGCGGCGGATTGCGGATTGCGGCTCTTGATCGAGGCGCATGACTTCTTCACACAAGGACCCCCCCCATGAGTAAATCTGCTTTGGTGGTCCTGTCCGGCGGACAGGACAGCACGACCTGCCTATTTTGGGCGAAACAGAATTTCGACACGGTTCACGCCGTGACCTTCGACTATGCGCAGCGGCACAGCCGCGAGATTGAGGCCGCACGCAAGGTCGCGGAGCTGGCCGTCGTGGACAGCCATACGGTCCTAAGCGTGGGGCCGCTGCTCGGTGGCCGCTCCCCCCTCACCAATGCGGACGAGGAGCTGGAAACCTATAACGACTTCGAGGAGATGGACGCGGTGATCGGCGACCGGGTGGAGCTCACCTTCGTCCCGATGCGGAATGCTTTTTTCCTCACGCTCGCCGCGAATGTGGCGGTGGTTCGAGACGTGTTCGACTTGGTGACAGGCGTTTGCCAGCAGGATAACGCCAATTATCCGGACTGCCGACAAGGCTTCATCGACGCGCAGGAGGCGACCATCAACGCGGCTCTCGGGATCGATCGCTTCCGCATCCACACGCCGCTGATGGATATGACCAAGGCCGAGACAGTCCACTTGGCGAAGTCCCTGCCCGGGGCTTATGAGGCGCTGGCGCACTCGCACACGGCGTATTCCGGCGAGTATCCGCCGATCACTCGTGACCATGCAACGGTTCTACGCGAGCAAGGGTTTCTTGAGGCCGGTCTTCCTGATCCCCTGATCGTCCGCGCGTGGCGCGAGGGTCTTATGGACCTGCCCCTGACTGAAAATTATTCAGAGCTGCGTGAGGCTTAGCCGTTGCTCGGCTGGCCTTGGCTCTTGGTGGACGCCGCACAGCAACACGCGGCGTCGCCAGATCAAAATGACTTCTCGCCCCCGGAAAAACACATGCCCCGACAAAATCAAATCGACCAGCTAAAGCGACGGCTTGTTGCCAATGGTGCGAGCTATTTTGCAAACGACAATATCGCCGACCACCTTGAGCGGGGCGATTTGGACGCCATCGAGGCCGAGGTCGCCGAGCGCATGCGTTCTGTGCTGGACGCTCTCGTGATTGACGTCGAGGCCGATCATAACACTCAGGACACCGCCCGCCGGGTCGCAAAAATGTTCGTGCGCGAGGTGTTCGCCGGGCGTTATGAGCCTCGCCCGAAAATGACCGATTTCCCGAACGCAAAGCAGCTGGACGAAATGTATGTCGTTGGCCCCATCGCGGTTCGTTCGGCTTGCTCACATCACCTGACCCCCATCATGGGCGAGGCGTTTGTGGGTGTGATCCCGGGGAGCCGGGTGATCGGGTTATCCAAGTTCAACCGGCTGGCCTATTGGATCATGGCCCGTCCTCAAATTCAGGAGGAGGCGGTGGTCCAGCTGGCGGACGAGCTCGAGGGCATCATCGCCCCGAAGGCGCTCGGCGTCGTGGTCCGGGCACGGCACTTCTGCGGGTGCTGGCGCGGCGTGAAGGACGACACCCTCATGACCACCTCGGTGATGCGCGGCCTGTTCCGTGACAGCCCACACGCCCGCGCTGAGTTCATGGAATGGGTGAAAGGCAGCTCGAAATGAAGTTCACATCGACCAAGACATACGGCCACGAAATCGGTCTGTCCGCAGCCTTCCGCCAGTGGAAGGCGGACAGCCATTGCCGGTTTTTGCACGGCTACGCGCTCGCCGTGCGCTTTGAGTTCGAGAGCGAGGATCTGGACGCCCGGAATTGGGTCGTGGATTTTGGCTCGCTGAAATCCCTTAAGGCTCGGCTGCAAGACACTTTCGACCACAAGACGCTCGTCGCCGAGGACGACCCTCACATGGCTTGGTTCGAGGAGGCCCATCAACGCGGGATCGTTGATCTGGTCAAGGTCCCAGCCACCGGCTGCGAGCGGTTCGCTGAGATGATTTTCGAGGTGACGGAGCTTTGGCTGATCGACAATGGTTACGCCCCCCGGTGCCGGGTGGCAGCCGTAGAAGTCCGCGAGCACGGCGCGAACAGCGCAATCGTGAGGGCATGACATGCTGATCGGAGTGAATGAGGTCTTCGAGACGGTGCAGGGCGAGGCGTTTTTCACCGGCTCCCCGGCTGTCTTCGTGCGCCTACAAGGGTGCCTTGTCGGGTGCCCGTGGTGCGATACGAAGCACACATGGGCGGTCGACAAGCGGGACGAGGTCTCGCAGGCGTCGATGATGCAAAAGACCCAAGACGCCCCGACCCATGCGCGAATGGCTCCGTGGCGAGTGGCAAACATGGTCGCGGGGTTCAAATCCCGTTTGGTCGTGATCACGGGCGGTGAGCCTGCCTTTTGGCCGCTGCGCGAGCTTTGCGAGCAGATACAGTCCAAGGGCAAGGTGGTTCAGATTGAGACCAGCGGCACGGAGCCAGTCGAGGTGCCGGATGGGGTGTGGGTCACAGTGTCGCCGAAAATTGGGATGCCGGGCGGCAAGGCAATCGTCGGGTCGGCGGTCAGCCGGGCAAACGAAATCAAGATGCCGGTCGGCAAGCCCGCGGACGTGGACAAGCTGATCGCGTTCATCGACGAGTTCGGGGCCCATGATAAGCTGATTTGGCTGCAACCGCTCAGTCAAAGCGTCAAGGCGACCGAGCTCTGCCTGAGTGCCGCTCGCGAGCATGGCTGGCGGGTGAGCATCCAGACCCACAAGTTCCTAGGGGTTCGCTGATGGCCGACGATCCGCAGCGACCAAACGATGAAATCACCACGGCCGTCGCGGCTCGCCTCTTGGAATTGACCCCGCAGCGGATCACTCAGCTAATCAGCTCGGGCCACATTCATCGTCACCGCCACGGCCACACGACGATCTCCTCGGCTGTGCGGGGCTACATTCGGTTCTTGAAAGAGGAGAACAGCCGAAACAGCGCCAGCGCAGAGCTCCGGCGTGGGCAGGAGGCTCGGGCGCGTGAAATCGAGCTGCGCACGCAGCTCAGGGCGCGCGAGGTTATCCCGATTGAGGACGCGAGGGCGGTGGTGGCAATGCTTTGCGGCCTGTTCCGGTCTGAGTTCGAAGGGCTGCCGGCCGCTTACACGCGCGACCTCGAACAGCGGCGGCGCTTAGAGCAGGAAGTCCATGCAAGATTTGACCGACTATCTGCAAGGACCGAAAAAGCAGGGGTCGCTCTTGAAACTGGCGGCCTCGATTTGGAGGCCGAGCAGCTATAGCACCCCCGCTCAGTGGGCGTATGAGAACCGCGTATATCCCGAAACGGCCGGTATTCCCGGCCCTCGGAACCCTTGGCTGACCCCCTACATGATCCCTTGGACAAGCGCGGTCCATGACGGCACACACCGGCGGGTCGTGGCGGTAACGTCTGCGCAGTCTGGTAAGACTGACGGGATGCTGGACGTGATCGGCGCACGGCTCGACCAGCGCCCAGCGCCGATAATCTACGTCGGGCCGACAAAAGACTTCCTGACCGACCAGTTCGAGCCCCGGCTTATGGGGCTGCTGGACGAGGCGGAGACGCTGCGGAACAAGGTGGTGCGCGGCCGCCGGATGAAAAAGACCCTAAAGCACGTCGCTGGCGTGCGGGTGCGCCTCGCGCACGCGGGCTCGTCCTCGGCGCTCAAGTCCGACCCGGCGGCGCTGGCGCTGGTCGATGAATACGACGAGATGATGGCGAACGTGAAGGGCCAAGGCGACGTTCTCGGCTTGGTGGAGGCCCGTGGGGAGACCTACGCGGACTTCGTGACGGCGATCACCAGCACACCGGCGAGGGGCCTCGTGGAGATAGAATTGGACGAGGAGACCGGGCTGGAGTTCTGGTCCCGGTCGGAGCCGGACGATCTGGAAAGCCCGATCTGGAAGCTCTGGCAGGAGGGGACGCGGCATCATTGGGCGTGGCCCTGCCGTCACTGTTCGGAATACTTCATCCCCCGGTTTAAGCAGCTGCATTGGCCCAAGAACGCCACCCCTGCGCAGGCCAAGCGGGCGGCCTATCTGAGCTGCCCCCGCTGCGGCGGCGTCCACACCGACGACGACAAGCCGTGGATGAACGAGCGCGGGGCAATGGTAGCCCCGGGACAGCAGGTGGCGCTCAAGGACGACGCAGCGCATGTGACGGGCGCTCCGGCGGAAAGCTCGACGCTGTCGATGTGGACCTCTGGCCTATGCTCGCCTTTCGTGACGTGGGGCCAGCGGGCGGAGACGTATCTGACGGCGCTGCAATCCGGCGATCACGACCGGATGCAGACCGCCATGAACGCCTCGTTCGGCGAGTGCTATTCCATGACCGCCTCGGGCGACGTGCCTGAGTGGGAGGAAATCATGGAGCGGCGTCAGCCCTACCTGCCGGGCACGGTGCCTGCCGGGGGGCTGCGGCTCGTCATGGGCGTGGACGTCCAGAAGTTCAGCCTCGTCTACGTGATCCGGGCTTTCGGCGCTCGGGGCTCGTCGTGGCTGGTGGACAATGGCCAGCTTTACGGACCGACCGACGACGACGAGGTGTGGTCATCTTTGGCCGACCTGATGCTTGAGCCTATCGGCGGGATGCAGATCGAAAAGGTGTTTATTGACAGCGGCTTCCGGCCGGACAAGCCGGAGCAGGGAAACGAGCACAAGGTCTATGAGTTCTGTCGGCGCTATAGCTGGCTTTGCTCGCCCACCAAGGGGCGGGCCGTCCAGAGCCCACCCTACCGGGTGTCGAAGATCGAGGTGAAGCCAGACGGCAAGAAGGCGCTTTATTCGATCGACCTCGTCACCCTGTCCACCGACTTCTTCAAGTCGCTCGTGGTCTCGCGCATCCGCACGCCAATGGACGTGGCGGGGGCGTTTCACGTCCATGAGCAGGTCTCGGAGGATTATTGCAAACAGCTGACCTCGGAGGCCCGCGTGGTGGTCGAGGGCAAGCCGGTGTGGGTCAAACGCTCACGCCACAACCACTTCCTCGATTGCGAGGCGCTCTGCGCAGCCATTGGCTACGCGATGAACGTCCAGCGCATCCCCGAGGGCGTCGAGCGCCGGACGGCGGCTGAGCTTCCGGCCGACCCCGGCGACCCGTCCGCGGGTGATCCCCCGTCGCCGCCCCCACCTCCTCCCGGGGGCGGCGGCGCTGGCGGGGCCCGGCGGCGCTTCGCGGGGATAGGTAACAGACTGAACAGGTGACCGAATGTCGATCTTCTCGCGCGTCCGTGACGCTCTATCAGGCGGCGGCCTGCCTGCTCCGGCAGAGACCGGCGGCGCTGTCGGCCGCCCGAGCAGCCAATACATGCGCGGCGGCCGGGGCGTGACCTTTGCTGGCTGGCGTCCGGCGCTGCGCGAGCAGCAGGACGACATTGCCGATGCGTGGGACGACGCGGCCGCTCGGGTCTCTGACCTGCTGCACAATAACGGCTGGCTCTCGGGCGCGGTCGATCAGGCTGTCGCCAATACGGTCGGAACCGGCCTGCGGCTCAAGTGCCTGCCCGAGAGCGAGACCTTCGGCATGTCCTCCGCCGAGGCGTCCGATTGGGCCAAGATGGTCGAGCGGCGGTTCGAGCTCTGGTCGCGCAACGCTCAGGAGTGCGACATTCAGGGCTTGCGCACGTTTGGGCAGATGCAGGCTGCGGCGTTTCGGTCGTGGCTGGTGACGGGGGAAATCCTCGCCGAGCTGCCTTTCCGGCGCAGGGCTTGGAACCGCTACGGGACGAAGGTGCGCCTACTGCCTTCGCACCGCCTGTCGCGCAAGACCGAAAGCATGAAGCGGCTGATCAACGGGGTCTACACCGACCCCGACGGCATGCCCATCGGCTACCGGGCGATCCGCAAGGACCTGTTTCGTCATGATGTGGAATATGACGTGCGGGCGCGGGACCGAGCCGGGCGGCCGAAGGTGATCCATGTCTTCGAGGGGCTGCCGGGCACCCATCGCGGGATTTCCCCGATGGCTCCCGCATTGCAGGTCGCGCGGCAGTTTGACCAGCTGGCAGACGCGACGCTGATGGCGGCAATCGTGCAGACGCTCTTTGCGGTGACGATCACCTCGGACGAGCCGACCGAGCAGGTGCTGGCGGGTCTGCTGACGCCGCAGGAGCAGGCGCGGATGATGGCCGACGGCGTGACGCCGATGGAGGCGTATATGGACATGGTGGCGGGCTACTATGAGGGCAGCTCGCTCAACGTCGGGATCAACGGCCGCCTGTCCCATCTGTTCCCGGGGCAGGAGCTCAACTTCCACACCAGCAATCACCCGAGCTCCGATTACAAAGAGTTCTCGAACCACCTCCTGCGCGAGCTGGCGAGGTGCCTCGGGCTGACCTACGAAAGCGCTACCGGCGACAACGTGGGCGCGACCTACTCCTCGCTGCAGGCGGCGACGACGGAGATATTCGCAATCACCAAGGCGCGGCGCGAGAACATCGTCGCCCCGTTTTGCCAGCCGGTCTATGAGGCGTGGCTGGAGGAGGAAATCGCCAGCGGCGGCATCCCGTTCCCCGGCGGCTACCAAGGCTTCCTCGCCAACCGGACGGCAGCGTGCCGGGCGGAGTGGCGCGGAGCCCCGAGGCCCACGGCCGACGACCTGAAGAAAGCCAAGGCGCATGAGGTCTGGAAACGGCTCGGCGTCATGTCGGACGCGATGATCTGCAACGATCTCGGGGCTGACGTGGACGACGTCTACCAGCAGCTCGCGCAGGAGAAGGCGTTGCGCGCTGAGTATGGCTTGCCCGAGCCGCAGATGATGGGGTCGCAGGGCGGCGCTCCGGCGGCCGCTGAGGACGATCCAGAGGAGGCGGACGCCGATGGCGCTGACGATTGACGAGAACGACCCCTGCGCGGCCGCTGTGGCGCTGCGCGGGGCCTATGCGCAGCTCGTGGCCGGGCAGGCTTCGATGATCGTGACATTCAAAGCCGGGGCCTCGGGCGTCGAGCGGTCGGTCACATTCCACCGGGCCCATCCAGACCGGCTGCTGATGCTGGTGCGCGAGTATGAGGCCCGGTGCGCGCAGGCGCAGGGGCGCAGGCCCACGCGCTTCGCGATTGGGACAGGAGGTGTCCGGTGAGTGAATTGGAGCACATGCAGCAAGCACAGGACGGCCCCTCCCTGACGCAGATCGCGTCGCGGGTTCTCAACCGGCCCCTGCTGCTACACCCGACAAAAGCTGAAATCGTTTTGCAGGTCTTGCACGGGAGGCTGCCGATTGACGGGGCCAATGTCGCGGGGCTGCGGCCTGACGCGAACCGATTTCTCGGCTCCGCGATGGGCGAGGACGGGCGGCGGCGTAAATACGCGGTCGCAAACGGGGTCGCGACGATCCCGATTGTCGGCTCGCTGGTCAACCGGGGCGCGTGGATCGGTGCCTATTCCGGGATGGTCTCTTACGAGGGCATCGCGGCACAGCTGCGCGACGCGGCGGCAGACCCCGAGGTCTCGGCGGTGCTGCTCGACATTGACAGCCCGGGCGGAGAGGCGACGGGCATGTTCACGGTCGCCGAGCAGGTCCGGGCGCTGGCGGCTGAGAAGCCGGTCACAGCGTTTGTCAACGACATGGCGGCTTCGGCCGCCTACGGCATCGCCAGCGCAGCGACGGAGATTGTCGTCTCCCCCACCTCTGTCGTGGGCTCTATCGGTGTCGTCCTCACGCACCTCGATCGCTCCGGCGAGCTTGAGCAGAAGGGCGTGAAGGCGACCCTGATCTACGCGGGCGCGCACAAGGTAGACGGCAACCCGTTTGGGCCGCTGTCGGACGCGGTGCAGGCCGATCTGCAGGACGAGGTGATGAAGTTCTACGACCAGTTCGTCGGGCTCGTCGCGCGTGGGCGGGGCGGCATGACCGAGGAGGCCGTTCGCGCCACCGAGGCCCGCACCTTCCTCGGGCAGGAGGCCATCGACCGTGGGCTTGCTGACCGCATCGCCACGCTGGACACGGTCCTCGCCGAGTTTTCAACCACGGCCCTCGGGGCCAATACAGGAGAGGGATTTGCCATGAGCAATAGCACCCAAGCCCAAGCCCCGCAGGCTGAAAACGCGGGCATCACCGACGCGCAGATGGCCGCAGCGGTGGACGCAGCTCGCGTCGAGGGCCAGACCCAAGGCGCGGCCGAGGCGACGGCCCGGATCAAGTCGATCCTGACCAGCGACGAGGCGAAAGGCCGCGAGGCTACCGCAATGTCGCTGGCGTTCGACACCGACCTGAGCCCCGACGCGGCGATCAAAGTGCTGGGCACCACCGCAAAGGGCACGCCGCTCGGCTCTATCGAGCAGCGCCTCGCAGGTGAGGCCGAGTTCGGCGGCGACGCCTCCGGCGCTCTCGGTGCATCGGGGGAAAAGGTGGCGAGCGGCTGGGCCGCAGCCGTCGCAAACGCAAACGCGCGGTTCGGCTGAGCCACCCGCAACACAGGAGAATAGAACATGACAGTTCTCACCGAAGGCCGGCACCCCGGCGAGTTCCTTATGAGCGAGGCCAACCGCCAGCGTTCACGGGACAATATCACCGTCGCCAGTGGCGCGGGCGTGATCGCCCCCGGCACAGTGCTGGGCAAGGTCACGGCCTCCGGCAAGTATCTCGCCAGCGCGGCAGGGGCGGACGATGGCAGCCAGACAGCCGTCGCCGTGGCTCTTTACGGCTGCGACGCCACGTCGGCCGACGCGAACATCGCCGCCATCGTGCGCGACGCGGAGGTCAACGGCTCAGTCCTGACCTATCACGCAGACCGCGACCAGCCTGCCGAGAAGGCAGCCGCCAACGCGGCCCTCGCGGCTGTGGGCATCATCGTCCGCTGATCGCGGCTTAGACCAAGGGAAAAGATCAATGTCGGTCCTCAACGTATTCAATCAGGACGCATTCAGCGTCATGCGCCTCACGGACGCGCTTCGTGAAATCAAGTATGTGCCGTCCCGCATCGGGCAGCTCGGCCTGTTCGCCACCACCAGCATCGACACGCTGGACATTGCCATCGAAAAAGACCGCGAGCAGAACCAGATCCTCATCGGCTCTACCCCTCGCGGTGGCCCGGGCCAGACGTTCGGCAAGAACGGCCGCTCGCTGCGGACGCTGCGCGTGCCGCATTTCCAAGTGGACGATGCCATCATGGCCGACGAGGTCCAGCAGGTCCGCGCGTTCGGCTCTGAGGTTTCCGTCGAGCGGCTGCAGCAGAAGATTGCCGACCGAGCGGCCGAGGCCAGCCAGTTCTTCGCTTTGACCGAGGAGTTTCACCGCCTGAACATCCTCAAGAGCGGCAAGCTGCTCGACGCTAACCAAGAGGTGATCTTCGATTACTTCACCGAGTTTGGCGAGACTGCACCGGCCGAAATCGACTTCGATCTAGACAACGCGAACCCGGCGGAGGGTGCCCTGCGCAAGAAGTGTGTCGGCGTGGTTCGCCAAATGGCTGCCATCCTCGACGGCCTGCCGTACACCGGCATCCACGCTTTCTGCGGGGACGCCTTCTTCGATGACCTGATCGCCCATCCGGAAGTGCGCGAGACCTACAAGGGCTTCGCCGAGGCTTCGACGCTTCGCTCCGCCTATGCAAGCGCCAACGGTCAGCAGGGCACTTTCGGCACTTTTGAGTTCGGCGGGATCACCTTCGAGAATTATCGCGGCGGCGGCTCCATCGGCATCGACACCAACAAATGCCACATTTTCCCGCTCGGCGTGCCCGGCCTGTTCCGCACGGTCTATGCCCCGGCCGATTACATCGAGACGGTGAACACTCAGGGGCAGCGCCTCTATGGCAAGCAATACGAGATGCAGAACGGCAAGGGTGTGAACCTCGAGTTCCAGATGAACGCCCTGCAATACTGCACCCGTCCGCGCGTGCTGATCCCGGGCAAGCGCACCTAATCGGTCGCGCTCCTAAAGGACACAAAACATGGCCTCTCCGTTTGACGATCTTGACGCGCTGGTCTCCGGCGCGATTGGCGACGCATTCGGGGAGGTCGCGGTCCTGCGCCCCCGTATCTCCTCGCAGTATGTGGAGCGCGCAGACGACCCATCCCGCCCGATTGCAACCGTGACCGGCGTGTTCTCGGCGGGGCCCGCAGACGACAAGCTCAAGGGCGGTTCGGCGGGCAGCGAGTTTTCAGGCGGCACGCGCGTCGTGTCGCAAAGCGCCGAGTTCTGGCTCCCTGCGGAGCAGGTTCGGGCGCTGGTCGCGCGACCTGTAAAGGGCGACGCGCTGACGCTGACCGGGCGCGATGGCGCGCCGGTCTATTCGATTTCACAGGTCCACCCCTCGGACATGGGCGACCTGAATTTGATCTTGACGTGGGAGGACCAGCCGACATGAGCCTGACACGCCTCGCCATGCGCCTCGCGGCGGCCCGGGCGCTGCGGGACAAAACGCTGGCCGGGGCGCGCGTCTTTGACAGCGCGGTGGACCCGATTGACCAGACTATCCGCGAGCAGCGTTTGCCCCTGCTGGTCCTTACTACCGACGAGCACGAGCTCGGGGTGATAGGCCGCGACATGAATAGCGGGGATCATCGCTGCGATCTGGTGATTGAGCTCGCCATTGCCTCGCGCGTCGAGGTGCCGGCCGAGGACGGCGACGGCGGCGACATAACGATTGCCATACCCCACACAGACGAGGGCATGGAGCTAACGCTGGACCTGATGGAGCATCAGGTGGTCTCGGCGCTGACGCGAGATGACGGGGCTTGGTCCGGAGCGTGGATGATGTTGGTGCCGCGGATCACGCGGCAGGTGTCCCGGCGCGGGGCCTCCGCTGAGAATGGTGTGCGCTTCGCGGCGCGTCAGCTGACCCTGAGCTGCGACCTGATCGACGCCCCCGCCCCCGGCGCTGCGCTACCTGCGGCCGGGGCGTGGTCAAAGGTGCTGGCGCTCATGGAGGCGGACCCGGCGATGGCAGGTATCGCATCCCTTATCCGGGCAGAAATTGAGGGCGAGCTGGTGGCCGAGTGGCAGCGGGCCGCCCACGACCTCGGTGTGCCGCTGGGCGTCTCTGACGGCCTCGGCCTCGGGCCGAATGGCGACCTGTCTTCCGACCCAGCGGCATTTATCGCTGCTGCTATCAGCGGAGGCGCCGACGACGTGAACGTGACCGAGGACGAGCCCGATGGCGGTGCGTGAATTGGTGGAGCTGGTCTCCCGGGTGGCTGAGCTTGAGCGGCGTTTCGCTGGCGTGATGCGCCACGGCACGGTCGCCGAGGTAGACCCCGAGCGCCAGCGCGTCCGGCTGGACCTTGGGCCTGCCCACGGGGGCGAAGGACGGTTCCTGTCGCCTTGGGTGCCCTACGCTCAGTTCTCGGGCGCTCTGCGCGTGCACACGCCCCCGACGGTGGGCCAGCAGCTCACGGCCATGTCTCCGACCGGCGACTTCCAGCAGGCGGTGGCGCTGCCCCTGACGCACCACACCGGCAACCCAAGCCCGTCCACGGCGGGCGACGAGAACGTCGTCACCTATGGCAACGTGCGCATGACGCTGGCGGATGATCTGGTCCGGGTCGATGTGGGCGGCACGCTGTTCGAGCTGACCTCGGCGAAGATCACGCTGTCCACGGGCGGCAGCAGCATCGAAATGACCGACGCGGGCGTAAAGGTCAAAGGCGCGCGCATCGACCTCAACTGACGGAGGCGCAAATGCCAGCGGTCGCGAGGATCGGGGACCCGTTCTCTACGGGGCACCCCTGTGATGGGGCGAGCACGATTGCCGGGGGCAGCCCAAACGTCTTTGCCAACAGCATCAGCGTGTCCCGCCGGGGCGACCCGTCGGCCTCGCACACGCTCTTGGTGGGCGATGTGTGCGTGCCCCACACGGTCCCGATCATCGGCGGCAGCGCCAGCGTGTTCGTCAACGGAATTGCAATCGCCCGGGTCGGTGACGCCATCGACAAGGGCTCAATCACCGGCGGCTCGCCGGACGTCTTCGCAGGATAGAGGAGGGCAGGATGCCACGCTACGCGATCACCGAGAAGGCCGGACGCTTCGTCGCCGGGACCAATAACACAGGGGTCGGCACGGTGCTGAACCTGACCGAGAAGCAGGCGGAGCACGAGGTTCGCCTCGGCGCGCTGCGGCCGCTTGACGGCCCGCAGCCCGAGCCTGTCGAGCAGAAGGCCGAGGGGCAGACCGGCGTCGAGCCGGAAAAGGCCACGAAGCAGGCGGCCCCCAAGGGCGCGAAGAAGTAACTCGGGGCTGACCGATGGAAACGACGTATTCGAGCCCGTCGGTCGGCCTAAACGCGGCCACCGGCGGCACGATTGAGGGCTGGTCGCACGTCGCGCAGTCGTTGCAATCGGTGTTCACTACCCGGTTCGGCGAGCGCGTCATGCGAGAATGGTTCGGCTCTTTCGTGCCGACGCTGCTCGGACGAAACATCAATCAGGCAGAGCTGCCGCTGTTCTACGCTGCCTTCACTTCGGCCATCGAGCAATGGGAGCCCCGCTATTCGGTCACGGAGGTGGGGGTCCTAGAGGTCTCGCGGGCTGGCGTGGTGCGGCTGTCGATCACAGGCGAATATCGGCCTCGGGCCCTGCTCGGGGACCTGACCTCGGCCGGGCTGCGCAGCCTCGTGATCAGCGCGACCGACGCGGGGCTCATAATTGACGAAGGCGGCATCGCATGAGCAACATCAGCACGATTGACCTGTCCTCTCTGCCGCCCCCGGGCGTGATCGAGGAGCTGGACTTCGAGGTTATCCTTCGGGCGATGCGCGACGATCTGGTGGCGCGCTTCCCCGCGATTGAGCCGGTGATCGACCTTGAGAGCGAGCCTGCGCGCAAGCTGCTTGAGGTCTGCGCCTATCGCGAGCTCTTGCTTCGGCAACGGGTCAACGATGCGGCGCGCGCCAACCTGCTGGCCTTTTCCGGGACCACCGACCTTGACCATCTCGCCAGCTTCTATGGTGTCACCCGCCTGACGGACGAGACCGACACCGCCCTGCGCCTGCGGGTGCAGCAACGCATTCAGGGCTGGTCCAATGCGGGCGGCGCTGCGCACTATCGCTATTGGGCCCTGACGTCGGACGAGCGCGTCTCTGACGCGGCTGTCTCCTCCCCAAGCGCAGGCATCGTGCGGATTGCCGTGCTCTCGGCCGAGGGGGATGGCGGGGCGTCAGATGAATTGCTGGCCTCTGTGCGGGCGACGGTCCTGCGCGACGACATTCGCGTCCTGACGGACACGGTCGATGTCGTCTCCGCCAGCATTGTTCCGGTCGATGTCACCGCCACGGTTTATCTCTATCCGGACACCCCGGCAGAGGTGATCGAGCAACTGCGCGCCGATTTCCCGGTGCGCTTTGCCGCGGCGCGCGGGCTTGGGTGGGATTTGACCCGGTCGTGGGTGAGCGCGCAGCTCCACCCGTCCGGGGTGCAGCGCGTCGAGCTGGCATCGCCATCAGGCGACACGATCATCGACGATGAACAGTGCGTCGCGCTGGGCGCGACGGAAATCATCTTCGGAGGACGCGACCGATGAACGTGCAATCGCTGCTCCCATCGGGCTCGACCGAGTTTGAGCTGGCGATGGAGGCGGCGACGGCGCTGGACGCCAGAGCCCCGGCCATCCGGCCCAACGCCCGGGCAAAGCTCGACGGGTTCGACCCCTTCGTGCCGTGGCTGATTTGGGAGTACGGGCTCGGAGAAATCCTGCCGTTCCTGAGCGATCCGCAGCGGGCGCTGCGCGAGGGGGTGCAATGGCAACGCCTGCGCGGCACGCCGGAGGCCCTGCGTATTGCCTTCTCGTGGCGTGATTTGGACGGGGTTCAGGTCTATCAGGAGGAGCCCGGCCAACACTTCGCCGCGTTCCAGATCGACACAAACGCAGTCCCGCCGGTCGAGGACATTGACGATCTGATCGCGCTCGCTCGCCTGTCGGCACCGGCGCGGTCGCGGCTGGCTCGTATCTTTCACGGCTATGACCTGCGGCGGATCAAGCTGGACGACACGCGGCTCGGGGACGGGCTGCTCAGCGATTACAGCGGCGTTCTGCACACGGACGGGCGAACCCGCCTGTCCTTTGGGCGCTCAGTGCGGGCAACGGTGCCTGCGCCAGAGGCCCGGACGCACACAGGCATCTTCGTCGACCATGTCGGGCGCGCGTTCCTGCCGGGCCGGTTTGTTCTGTCGGACAGCAGGCTTGACGACGACCGGGCGACGCCCAACCCGTTTATCTACCACTCGCACCTCTTTACGCTGGCCAACGCTGCCGGGGTTCCGGACGAGCCCGCCGAATTCCTGCCGACGCGCAAGTTCCAGCGGGCGCAGGTGGTGCTCTCAGAGGGGATGCGCCTCGGCGACCTGAACAGCAGGACGCCCCCGGTGGATTGGGTTTTCTACGAGGGCCGCAAGCGGCTTTCCGAGGAGGCTGCGGTCTCCGGCAACCCGGCCGAGCTGCGGCGCACCCGGCGCACGGAAATGTTCGAGCGACGGGCGGCGGGTGCGGCTCTGGCGCCTTCGCCATCGGTCGCTGCTCGCTGGGGCCACGTCCTGCGCACCCACGCCTTCGGCGGCCGGTCGCAGGTTTACCGCCTGTCGGACACTGTCCGCCAGCTCCCGCCGGTCTGGTACGCTCAGCCTTCGCGGGCGCTTGCAGCCGAGACCTATCAGGTGGCGATGCGCGTGCGGGACGCGGTGCGTGCCGACGCTCGCGTTTCTGAGGCGCAGCGGTTTACTCCCGGGCAGGTGCGGCGAGCTGATGCGCGTGCGGTGGGCGACGGCCTCGCTTTAACGCCGACCAACCCGTCTCGGGCGCTTCTGCCTGAGCTCTACGACCCGGCGGCGCTCCCGACGCGGTCCAGCGAGGTCACAGGCGATGTGGCCTACTCCGGGCAGTTCTGGCTGCCCCTCTACTATGTGGACCAGCCGTGGTCCGATGTGCAGGTCCTCGTGGGGGCCATGCACCGAACCGACGACACCTAACAGGAGGCCGCGATGGCTATTATGACGCGCTCGGGTCGTGCTGCTCTGGCAGACGCGATCCGCCAGCGCCCGCTTCACCTCGCATGGGGGACGGGCAATACAGAATGGGACACCGCCGCTCCGCAGGCCACACTCGCATTCGGCGAGAACGATGTGCTGCAGCTGCCTCACGCTTACGTCTCAGGCGTGGTTCTGTCGTCAGCCGATGGGAATACGACCTATTCGGCCGGGACCGACTATAGCGCGGACGGATCGACCGGCCGCGTGACGCGGATCGTCACTGGCGGCATCGCTGCCGACGCAACAGTTCGGGCGGACTATACCATCGAAACGCCTCCGCCCGACGTGGCGCAGACCGCCCTGCTGGGTGAGCTTGGCCGCCGGGCGGTGGACGAGGTCGCCTTCGTGGTCGCGGACGACGAGGGGGCTATCGTGGCTCCGACCGGGCGCTTCACACTGTCGGCTGATCCGACAAATCACCTCTTTGTTCGGGTGCGCTTCGAGTTCGAGGACGCCCCTGACGCTGTGATCCGTGAGCAAGGCCTCTTTGTCGGCACGGCCACCGATCCCGCCCTCCCGGCGGGGCTGCGGTATTTTGAGCCCGCAGCCATCACCGATCCCGGCATCCTGCTGATCGTGCAGAACACTGTGCCGATCATCCGCCAACCCTCGACCCGCGAGACCTTCGAGTTCGTGGTCACGTTCTAATCAGGAGGGCACCCCGTGTCGCTTGACCGCTATTACAACCTCTACAACGCTGCGACCGGATACTCGGACCTGATGTTCCGGGCCGGTGACGGCCTGCAAAGCCGTGAGCTCAACGAAATGCAGACGTGGCTCGCGGACCGCCTCGCAAGGATCGGCGACGCCATCTTCAAGGAGGGCGACCTGATCCGCGACGGCGACGTCTCCGTCAACCCCGACACCGGCGAGGTCAATCTGGCCTCGGGCATCGTCTACCTGCGCGGCGCAGCCCGCCCCGTCGGCGCTGCAAACTTCGTGATCCCGGTGGACCGGACGGTGGCGCTCGGCGTGCGCTTTGTCGAGACCATCGTCACCGAGCTTGAGGACCCCGCCCTGCGGGACCCGGCCGTGGGCACCCGCAATTATCAGGAGCCCGGGGCAGCCCGTCGCAAGGAGCAGATCGTTTGGGGCTGGGAAAGCGCCAATCAAAACGACGGCGGCGAAGGCCAGTTCAACGCGATCTACACGGTGACAAACGGGTCGCTGGACAGCAAGGTGCAGCCCCCCGAGCTTGACGCGGTGCTGCAAACTGTGGCGCGCTATGACCGCGAGGCGAATGGCTCGTATGTCGCGAGCGGCTTGGACCTGACCTACCTGACCCGCGACGATGCGGCGGCGGAATATGTCTTTTCGCTGGCCGAAGGTGTCGGCAACGTCGGCGGCCTCAAGGTCGAGCGGCCGCAGTCTACCCGCCTCCGCTGGTCGATTGATCCCGACCTGCGGGCGGTCAATGCTGAGCCACATGGCTTTGCAGATGGCGGCACCGGCACGGCCGTTATCCCGGTCAACCTTGCCCCCATTGCAGAGGTCACGGACGTGACCATCACCCGCGAGACGACCGAAACTGTCACGCACGGGGCATTCACCGGCGCATCCGACCCGCTTGAATTTAGCACTGTCGTATCTGTTCTGACCGTTGAGCAGGGCGGCACAGCCTACACCGAAGGCGTGGACTTTGTCGTGAGCGGTGGCCAGATCGACTGGTCCCCGGGCGGTGCCGAGCCTGCGCCGGGCTCGACCTATTCTGTGACCTATCGGTACATTGACAGCATCACTCCCGACGAGGTGACAGATGAAACCGTGACGGTCTCCGGCGCGGTCACGGGCACCACGGTGTTCATCGACTATGCCTACAAGCTGCCGCGCGTCGATGTGCTGGTGATGAACGCGGACGGGCAGCTCTCGCGGGTGCGCGGCGTATCGCAGACCATCAACCCGCAGCCTCCGCAGGTCCCCGGCGGGGTTCTGCAACTGGCAGAGGTGGCGCTTGATTGGTTCGCCGACCGTCGGCCTCAGGTGCGGAACACCGCGACCCGGGCTGTGCCCTTTGCGGACCTCGCCTCGATGCAAACGCAGATCAGCAGCCTTTTCCAGCTGGTCGCGGTGGAGCGCCTGCGCAATGACGCCAACATCACCGACCCGACCTCGAAGCTCGGCGTTTTCGTGGACCCGTTCCTCGACGACGACCTGCGCGATCAGGGCGTGCCGCAGACTGCGGCGGTGCTGTGGGGCGAGCTGACCCTTCCCATCACAGCTGCGGTTCAAGACCCACCGCAGGGAGCGGCGGCGACGTGGACGCTCAACTATGAGCTGACGCCGGTGCTTGAGCAGCTGGCCGGCACGCGGGCGATGAAGATCAACCCCTACATGAATTTCGAGCCGGTGCCGGCGGCGGTCACGCTGGTGCCGTCGGTGGACAACTGGACCACGGTGGAGACGCAATGGACCTCCGCCATCACCCGGGCCTTCACCTCGGGTTCCGGGCGCTTGTCCAGCACGTCGGTGTCTACCAGCACCCAACTGGTCTCGTCGACCTCGCGCGCTGCGCTTGAAATCCGCCAGCGGTCGGTCGCCTTCACGCTGCGCGGCATGGACCCGAACGAGGGCTTGTCCCGTGTCGAGTTCGATGGGCTCGACGTCACGCCTGATCCAGCTCCTTCCGCAGATGCGGCGGGGGTTCTGACTTCCTCCTTCCAGATCCCTACTGGTGTCCCCACGGGGTCGAAGGGGGTGACGTTCCTCGGCGAGAATGGCTCGTTCGGTCAAAGCACCTATACATCAAACGGGACCATCATCACCAACACCTTCCGCAGTGTCACAACGCGGCGGACGGTGCGGTGGAACCCTCCGCCGCCCCCACCGCCGCCGCGCATCGTGACTACGGCTGGGTGGGACCCGCTGGCGCAGACGTTCGTGCTCGATTTCGACACGGTGGTCGGGGGAGTTGACGTTTGGTTCGACGCCATTGGAAACCCCGATGCGCCGACGATTGTGCAAATCCGAGAGACCACGGTCGGCTTTCCGAACGCAAATATCGTCAGCTCAGGTGAGGTCGATATGGCGTCGGTCACGCTTGGCGGTTCCACGAGGGTGGATTTCGCGCCCACGCTTTTGCGCGCGGGGCGGGAATACGCGCTGGTCTTCCTGACCGACGATCCGGACCACGCGCTGCGGGTGGCAGAGCTGGGCAAGTATGACGCTGAGACGGAAACGTGGGTGACTGCGCAGCCGTATCGGATCGGCGTGTTGCTGTCCTCCTCCAACGCCTCGACTTGGACCCCGCATCAAGAGCGGGACCTTAAGTTCCGGTTGCTGGCGGCGCGGTTCACCGAGACGACGCGGACGGTGGCGCTTGGAGAGATCACGGTCTCGGAGAGCACCGACTTCATCGCCCTCGCGGGCGTGGAGCGCATGTCCTCGGAAACTGATGTGACCTTCGTGCTGCGTGACAGCGGTGGGCAGGTGTTCCGCATGACCGAAGGCGCGGCGCTCAATCTGGCGTCTCGTGTTTCGGACACGCTGACCGTGGAAGCGGTGCTCTCGGGCTCAGAGCGGTTCACGCCGGTCCTGTTCCCGGGGGTTCAGGTGCTCAATGGGGCGCTTGCCACCGAGGCGGATTATGTCAGCCGGGCGATCCCGGCAGCGGCGTCCTTCGACGTTTCGGTCTATCTCGACACGCTGATCCCCCCGGGGGCCGGTGTGGCGGTGTTCGCCGAGACCGACACCGGCTGGACTGAGCTGACACTGGACAGCGGCCAGCCCATCGAGAACGGGGCCGAGGAGCGCCACTATGTCGGGGCAGAGCTCGCCGGGGTCGGCGCGGCCAACATCACCCGCATCAAGATCGAGCTGTCGGGCACTCCGGCGGCTCGGCCTTTTGTCAGCGCCCTGCGCGCCATCATCAAGTGAGGTGACGCATGAGCAACGGCGTAAACCGGGACGAGCGAACGGAGGGGCGGGGCTACCCGCTCCCCCATCCTGACAACACGATGCAGGCGGACATTGAGCGGCTGCGGACCACGCTGGTCGCCGCTGACGCAGACGTCGTTGACCAGATCGCCGAGACCCGGCGGCGCTGGGTTCACGACTTCATCGGACTGAAACTGTGAGGCACCCATGACTGACATCATGCTCCGGGGCGCGCTAAACGCCCTCAAGACCAAGATCGAGGCGCTGGCAGCCTCGGAGACGGCCTCGGCCGAAGACCTCGCGATGCTGGGCACCGCCCTTGAGCGCATCGCGGGCAAGACCACCGCCATCGAAGTGGAGATGGTCGGCGAGGAGCAACGCGCTGCGTTGACCTCGGACGCGGCAGCAGCGCGCGAAAATGCCTTGCAGGCCATCGCGTCCGCTCTGTCGGCCGCCGACGAGGCACTGGCCCACCACGTCAGTACCATCAACGCAGCTGGAGCGGCGGCCATTACACCTATCACGGACGCAGGGGGCGCTGCGTTGACAGCGATCCAAGCCGAGCGGCAGGAGGCGTTGACGGCCCTCGCGGAAAGCACGGAGGACGCGGTCGCCGAGGTGAGCGGGACTTTGCTGGCTGCGGTGACAACCGCCTCCGGCCTGACCGCAACGTCCTTCTTTCTCAACCAACTTTAAGGGCCAAGCGACATGAGTATCCTTGCAAATCAGATGAGCGCAGCGAACGCTGCGGTCGAAGTTCTCACCGTGCCTGCTGGGCGCAGAACCACAATCAATTTCAATGCGGTGAACACCGGCTCCGAAGTGGCGACCGTCACTTTGTTTGCCGCCTCGCGGGACGCAGTGCGCGTCACTTCGATCGCTGTAACGAATGGCGGCGCGAGCTACGTCGCAATCCCGCAAGTCACGGTCGAGGGAGGCGGTGGCGAAGGCGCGCAAGCGATTGCCAGAATGGCCGCTGACAGCGTAACGATCTCGGACGCGGGGACAGGCTATAGCGTCGGCGATGAGCTGACGGCCGTGGTCGCAGACCAGACGGCTGCGGTTCTTACTGTGACCGATGTAGATGGGGCCGGTGCAATCCAAGCGGTGGAGCTCACCTCCGGCGGGGACTATGCGGCTCTCCCGGACAGCCCGACCCCCGCCAGTGGTGGGACCGGCTCGGGGGCTGCTTTTGTTCTGACGTTCTCTGTCCTGAGCGTTTCTGTGACCTCCCAAGGAGGTGGCTTCTTGGAGGCCCCGACCGTCTCGTTCAGCGGTGGCGCTGCGGCTGCCACGGCTACGATTTCGGTTGTCTTGGAGGCCAAGCACACCTTCGAGCACGCGGTGGCGCTCAACCCGGGCGGCATCATCTACCGCACCGCGCTGATCCTTGGACCGGGCGACGGTCTCTACGCTCAGGCGGACACCGACACGGTGGCTGTGACCGCTTGGGGCGTCTCCGCGCTGATTTAACCTCACACGAAAGGAGGCAAGCATGTCTCGTGTTATTTCAAATCCCGGCGCGCAGGCGAGCGGCAACAACGGCGTCGGTCCCTTTAATCAACTGGCGATGTTCAACGTGGCGGGGACCTTTGATTGGGTCGTCCCTGCGAACATTGACCCCAACGTCCCCTTGCGCGTTCGTGTCTGGGGTGCGGGCGGTGCAGGTGGTCTACAATCCAGCAACACTGGCAATTCTCGGGGTGGCGGCGGCGGCGGTCTCGCCATCTCGGAAATCCCTATCTCTGAGCTCGCCATCGGTGGGTCCGTCTCCCTGATCATCGGTGCAGGGAGCAAGAATTACCAAGCGCAGGGCGGCACGTCCTCGTTCGGCGCGTTCCTGTCGGCCACCGGGGGCAACTCCGGGGCGACGTTGGACGGCGTGGGCGGCGAAGGCGTCGGCGGCGACATCAACCGCGTCGGCGGTCAGGGCGGCAGCGGGAGCAATAATTCGTCTTCAGGCTATGGTGGCGGCGGCGGTTCGGCTCCGCACCCCGACGGACACCTCAACGGGTTTGCAGGCGGCGCCGGCAATAGCCACTCCGGTGGAGGCGGCGCATCTATCGCTTACGCTGGGGCCCGCCCTCACACCAGCCAAACGTCGGTCGGCGGTTCCGGCACCGCTGGCCCGGGCACGTCTTCGGCGAATTCTAGCTCCAGTTACGCCTATGGCGGCCAAGGCGGCGCGGGCATCCTCGGCGCGGGCGGGGCTGGCGCGCAAGCAAACACCTATTCAAACTATGCCATCGGCACGACCACTGCGGCGGACGGCGGCGGCACCGCAATATTGGAGCCGAACAAAATCCTGTTTGGAGGCGGGGGCGGCGGCGGTAATGCGGCGACTTATCAATCATCTGAAAGGGGCGGCACGAACGCGGGCAACGGCGGCCCCGGCGCGGGTGGCGGTTCCGCGCACGCCTACAACTCAAGCAATAATCACACCTACATGGGCGCGGGCAATGGCGGGATGCTGGGTGGCGGCGGCGGTGCGGGGCAATACTGCTTCCCCGGCCACGGCGGCAACGCGGGCGGCGGCGGCGCGAGCGGCTATCAGCATGGCCCCGGCACCGGGCATGGCTTCGGCGGCGACGGCCTGATCCTCATTCAATACGCGCTGATCCTGTAAGGGGGCACTCATGAGCAAGTTTGCAAAAGTCGTGAACGACACGGTCGTCGAGGTGCTGGACGCCCTTGAAGGCCGCATTCACCCCGCGCTGCACGGCGATTATGTGCAGGTTCCGGACACGGTCGAGCCCGGCATGGTCAAAAACGGGCGCAAGTTCGAGGCTCCCGAGCCCGTTGCGCCGGTGGAGGCGGAGGCTCAGCCGGTCGCGCTGGACACGCGCGTTTCGCGTGTGGAGTTCCTGCGCAGGTTCAAGCGCGCCGAGCGCATTGCGCTCCGTGGAGCTGAGACAAAAGACCCCGTGATCGGGGACTTCATGCTGATGCTCAACCTCGCTGACGAGGTAGACCTTTCGGGCGAGGACGTCGTCGAGGGGCTCGCCTATCTGGAGGCGCAGAACCTTCTGCCCAAGGGGCGGCGCGAGGAAATCCTCGCGGGCTGACCCTGCTGTCGCTGCGCCCGTCTTCGGGCGCGGCGACTTGTCGGTGCTGACCGGCGGCCCCCCCTACCTGAAATTTTCGGCCCCTGCGCGGCGGCCTCTTAACGCAAAGGACAAGCGAAATGTCTGACCCTACCTTTGGGCTCTCCATCCAGCGCATCGACAATGAGCCCCGCCCCCCGGTGGCGAGCGATATGTCGGTCGTCGGGATCATCGGCACCGCATCGGACGCGGACGCCTCGGCCTTTCCCCTGAATACTCCTGTCTTCCTCTACTCGGATGACGCCACCAAGCTCACTGCCCTTGGCGCAGCGGGCACCCTGCGCGATGCGATTACGCTTGTGAACGCGCAGCTGGGGTCCTTCCAAGCCGCTGCGAAGGTGGTCGTGGTGCGCGTCGAGGACGGTGCGGACGCGGCAGGGACCATCGCCAACATCGTCGGCGACGGCGTCTCGACCGGCCTCAGCGCGTTCTTGAACGCTGGCGCTGAGCTGGGCGTGATCCCCCGCCTGCTGTGCGCCCCGGGCTTCACCAGCCAGCGCACCGCTCCGGACGCGAACGCGGTCTGCGCAGCGCTTCCTCCGATCTGCGAAAAGCTGCTGGCGCACGCGGTTGTCGATGGCCCAGCGACCACCTTGCAGGACGCGCTCGACTGGCGCGAGACGATTTCCCATTACCGCCTGATCCCGGTGGACCCGGCGGTGCGCGTGCTGGACGGCGGTGTGACCGTGGTGCAGCCGCTCTCCCCGGCCGTGATCGGTGTCGGCGTGCGCCGCGACCACGAGTTCCAAGGCCGCCCGTTCCATAGCTGGGCGAACCAGCCGGTGCAGGGCATCGTCGGCCCGTCGCGCCCGATCAACTTCTCGCTCACCGACGGCGCGACCGAGGGGCAGAGCCTCCTCGCGGCCAATATCGGCGTGCTGCTGCGCGGTGAAATGGGCGTGGAAAGCGCCATCGGTCAGGGCGGCTTCATCTTCGTCGGCACCGACAACGCAGGCGAGGACGACCTTTGGCGGTTCTACAACGTCACCCGCGGGCGCGATTACATGCACCTCATGATGCTGCGCACGCTGCGGTTCTACCTTGGCCGCTTCAACATCACCGGCCAGACCATTCAGGCCGTGCTGAACACGATGGAGACTGCGCTGCGCAACCTCAAGGCTGACGGCGACATTCTCGGCTTCGAGGTCAAGTTCCTGCCTGCGCAGAACAGCCCCGAGGAGCTGCGGCAGGGCCGCTTCGTGGTCAACTTCGCGGCCGAGGAGGCCCCGGTGCTGCGTTACCTCGGCATCCAGTCCGCCCGCTATCGCCCGGCGCTCGACGCGCTGCTTGACGAGCTGCTCTCGCAGGTCGGCACGATCACCGGCTAAAGCCACCCGCCACACAAGGAGACGCTCGCATGAGCAATATCTATCTTATGGAGGCCGCGAACCTGTTTTGCGGCGACGACGATCCCACCGGGTCCAAGCACTTGACCCTGAGCGAGCTGCAGCTGCCGAATTTGCAGGAGAATTTTCAGGACTATCAGCCCGGCGGCTCGCGCGTCGGGATTGAGGTCGCTGTCGGCATCCAGAAGCTCGAGGCCGGCTTCAAGCTCGCAGGCTGGGACCCCGACCTGCTGGCGCAGTTCGGTCTCGGGGCCTCCGCCCGCAAGAAGTTCACAGCCTACGGTGTGATCCGCAACAAGCGCAGCGGTGAAGCGATCGAGGCCAAGGCGGTGCTTGAGGGCCGCCTCGGCTCGGTCAGCCCCGAGGCGTTTACGCGCGGCGAGCTGCAGGGCTTCGACTATTCGATCTCGGAAATCATGCACTACGAGCTGTATTTCGAGGGCGCGGAGAAGCTCTATTGGGATTTCTTCACGTCAGACTGGCGCGTCAACGGCGCGTCTCAAAACGCGGATGAGCGGTCGATCCTGCGCATCCCCGGCGGCCTGTGAGGTAAGCCATGACTGCCCCCAAAACAAAAACAGTCACGCTTCAATTCCCGATCACCGTGGACGGCCGCGAGGTGTCGGAGGTGACGATCACCCGCCCCAAGGTGAAGGACCTCAAGGCGATGGACGCGGCGCTGGACGGCATCACCGACAAGCTCGATCAGGGCATCATCATGGTGTCGGTTCTGACCGGGCTGTCGCACGACGCGGTAGAGGAGCTGGACGCCGACGACTTCACCGAGCTGTCGGAGGTGGTGGCCGGTTTTTTCCCGCAGGCCAAGGCCCCCGGCAATGGCGCTCCGTCATTGCCGAAACCGCCCACTGGCTCAACACCCCCATCACCGCCTTCGACGACATGACATGGTCAGAGGTCGTGCTCTGGCACAATGAAGCCCGGCGTCTGGCCGGGGCAAAACGGAGGTGATCCATGTCCACGCTCACGTCTCAGCTGATCATTTCCCTGATCGACCGGGTCTCAGGCCCGGCTCGCGCTGCGGCGGGTGCGCTGGGCGGCATCACCCGGACCATCGGAGAGGCTAACCGCCTCCCGGTGGCCTTCTCGGACCGGCTGGACGGGGCGCTGGCAAGCAATCGGCGCTCGCTGGATAGCGCCCGGGCTGGAGTTCTGGACGCGGTCGGCGGTTTCTACGCGCTGCGCGAGGCTCTCGGCGGCCCGATCATGGCTGCGGCCGAGTTCGAAAGCGCGATGGCCGACGTCCGCAAGGTGGTGGACTTCCCCACGCCGGAGGCGTTCGCGCAGTTCCGCGACGACCTGATGGGGCTCTCCCGTGAAATCCCCACTTCGGTCAACGGTCTGGCGGAGATTGCCGCAGCGGCCGGTCAGGCGGGCATCGCCGGGGACGACCTGATCCGGTTCACGGAGGCGGCGTCCAAGATCGGTGTCGCCTTCGACATTGGCGCCGATCAGGCCGGTGGGTCGATGGCGAACCTTATGACCGCCCTCGGTATGACGATTGACGAGACGGTGCTCCTCGCGGATGCGATGAACCACTTGTCGAACAATCAGGCATCCAGCGCGGCCGAGATTTTGGACGTGGTGCAGCGCGTCGGCGCGCAGGCCAGCATGTTCGGCTTCACGGCAGAGCAGACGGCGGCGTTCGCCTCGGCAATGGTGGCGGCGGGCGCGCAGTCCGATGTGGCGGCCACGTCCTTCCGCAACATGGGCGCGGCCCTGACGCGGGGCGCATCGGCCACTAGCACACAGCGGTCCGCGTTCCGGGCGCTGGGCTTGGACGCTGAGCAGGTCGCGCGGTCCATGCAGGAAAACGCGGTGGAGACGACCACCGACGTCTTGCGCCGGATTGCGCAGCTGCCCGCGGAACAGCAGGCGGCTATCTCGTCGCAGCTTTTCGGCAACGAGGCCCGGGCTCTTGGCCCCCTGCTCACGAACCTTGATCTGGTCGACGAAACCCTCGGATTGATCGCGGATCAATCGCAGTATGCCGGGTCAGCGTTCCGCGAGTTCATGGCGCGAAACGACACGTTCCTTGCCAACATGCAGCGCTTCAAAAACGTGGTCACCGGGCTGGGCATCGCTATCGGTGACGCGCTGCTGCCCGCAATATCGCGGCTGGCGGAGATGATCACGCCGGTGATCATCCGGCTGACCGAGCTGGCCACCGCTTATCCCGAGGTCACAACGGCCATCGCCGGTTCGGCGGCGGCGTTTGTCGGGTTCGGCGCGGCAATGGCCGGCCTCCGTTTCGCCGGGCTGCTCGGGGCGAACGGGGCGCTGTCGCTCCTCGCCGGGGCTTTCCGGAGCATCAGCCTTGTCGCCCGTGCCGGTCCGCTGCTGGCCGTGGGCGCGGCGCTGTCGTTCCTGCGTCAGAATTGGGACGGCATTGTCTCCGGTGCGGCGGCTTTCCGCGACGCCTTCGCTGGCGGCATCGAGGCGGCGGGGCCTGCTATGGCTTCTGTCTCCTCGGCGGTGCAGGACGCGCTCGGGTGGCTTGAGGCCCTAACAGGCCCCATCGACCCGGCGCGCTGGCAGAGCTGGGGCGCGGCGGCGGGCTCTGCGGCAGCCGAGGTGGTCTCGGCCCTTTCGCGGGCGGTCGTCGGCGCTGTGGAGTTCGGGCGCGAGCTTGTAATCGACCCCGGCGCTGCGCTGGCCCGGGCGGCGGAGAGCGGCAGGGCCATCGCTCAGGGCGTTCTCGACGGGCTGTCTGCCCGGTGGGCGGCGGTCGCCGAGTGGCTGTCCGGGCTTGATCTGGACTTTGGCAGTCTGGCCGCCAGCGCGGGCGTGTCGCTCGGGGCCTTGGGTGCTGACGTGGCGAACACGGCCATTGCTGCTATTGGCTCCGGATGGGCTTCGCTGACTGCGTACATCGAGGGGCTGAATATCGACTGGCCTACTGTCGGCGCGTCGTTCGGGGCTTGGCAGGCTGACGTGGCGAACGCGGCGATCGCTGCAATCGGCTCCGGCTGGACGTCGCTCATGGCCTACATCGACGGGCTGAATATCGACTGGTCCACTGTGGGTGCTTCGGTCGCGGGAGGCGTGGTTGCCATCGCCAGCGGTGTCGGTGAGGCGGCCATCGCTGCCATCACCTTCTCGTGGTCATCCCTATCCACATTCGTCAGCGGTCTCGACATCGACTGGTCACAGGTCGCAGCCAACATCATCCTCGGGGTGCCGTCGGTCGCATACGGCCTCGGCTCTGCCTTGGTGCAGGCGATGGCTGGTGCCTATAGCGCGGTCCACGATTGGGCGTCCACTGTGACGGTCGATTGGGGCGCGGTGGGCGAAACGATTGGCTCCGGTGTGGGCAAGCTCGTCGGCGTGGTCGGCGGCTTTCTTTACGACACGTTCACGGAGATCTGGACCGGCGTGTCCACATGGCTCGCCAGCGATGGGCCGGGCGTGGATTGGGGTGGGGCTGCAAGTGCGCTCGTCGATGCCGTGTTTGATGGTATCGGCGCAGCATGGGGCGCTTACTCTGACTTCGTGATGGGGCTCTTGCGAGGCCTCTTTGGCGAAATACCGCCAGAGGTGTTCGAGGCAGGGGCCAACCTGATCCAGCGGCTCAAGGACGGCGCGGTCCAGCAATTCGACGACTTCCTGAGCTGGGTGGGGGGCATCCCCGGCCGGATCATCGAGGCCATCGGTAGCATCGACCTATCGAGCCTGATCGACTTTGGCGAGCCTCCGCGCTGGCTGAAATGGCTCATGGGCGAGGATGAGGGGTCTGGCCCGCCTTCCCTTGAGGCTTTGCCCGCTGATCAGCGTGCGGCGGCGGATGCGCTGACCGCGGCTCGTGAAAGCGACGCATTGCCCAGCGCGGATTATCTGGCAGAGCTTGAGGCGCGAGCCGATGGGCAGCGTCAGATAATTGCCGAGCTTGAGGCCGATTTGGCGGCGTCGCCTGCGTGGACAGGTGTCGGCAATATGCTGGACAGGCGCGACGAGCGGCTGGACGGTGCGCGAGAGGAGCTGGCCGCGATCACGGCGGAGCAGGAGACAGCCCAAGCTAAGGCTGGTGAGTTGCAATCTGCGCTGGCGCTGCTCGGCAGCACTGAGGCTAATCCGGAGATAAGCACCGCTTCTATTGACGCGGCGCTGGCACAAGCGCGGGCCCTGTCGGCCGAGCTGCAAGGGCTGAACAGTCCGGCGGCTAATCCGGCGTCGTCCGGTGCGGAGATTGACGGAGCGCGGGCTAAGGGTGGTCCGGTAAGCCGTGGTGGCACCTATCTCGTGGGCGAGGAAGGCCCGGAGCTGATCACCGCGACCCGGAACGGCTATGTCCACCCGACCGGCGAGGGGCCTATGGCTCCCCCGGCGGCGGCATCGGCTCCCCCGTCGATCACGGTTCAGGTGGGCGACATTGTCGTTTCCCCGACCATCAGCACGACCGAGCGCGTTGATCCCGCTCAGCTCTCTCAAGAGCTGGCGCGGCAGATGCGCGACGAGGTGCGCGAGGCCTTCCGGGGCGTGTTCGCTGATACAGGCATGAGGTTTGCGTAATGCTGATGATGCTGGGCCCGGTGCGGTTCGAAGTCGTGCCGTTCAACGCGGGCAGCTATGACCACACCCATGCGGCCGGGTTCGCAGAGAAGCCGGTCCTTGGAGCCCGGCCCCCGCTTGAGTTCGTGGGGGCCGGGGCAGAGAGCTGGACGATCAAGGCGAAGCTCTTTCCCGAGAAATTCGGCGGGCTGGACGAGCTCGCGGCGCTGTATAGCGCCCGGGCGTCCGGTGAACCGCAATACATGATGCGCGGCGACGGTGCCGTCATGGGGTGGGTCGTGATCCGCAACGTGACGGAGCGATCGAGCTATCTGGACGCAGGCGGTGTCGGCCGCGTGGTCGAGGTGGACATAGACGTATCGCGCAGCTCCGCACCAAAGCCCGCGAGCTTCTTCGGGCTGCTGGCGGGCGTATTCCTGCGAGGGCTTACATGACAGACACGGCAGAGCGCGTGACCATCGAGGGCGATGGCCTGACGGTCTCGCTTATCGTTTGGCGACGGTTCCGGCAGCCTATGCCGGGGCTCGTCGAACAGATTTACCGGCTGAACCCCGGTCTGGCGGACCTTGGGGAGACGCTGCCGGTCGGCACGTCGTTCCTGCTGCCGATCCCGGCGGTCGAGCCTGAGCAGGCATTGGAGCCCATCCGGCTCTGGTAACATCGGAGCGGTTCATGCGCGCAGCGTTCAACGTCACGGTCGCCGGGACAAACATCACGACGGCGCTGCTCCCGGTGCTGGTGAGCCTGCGGGTCTCGGACAAGGTCGGCACCCACACGGACAGCGCCGAGCTTGAGATTGACGACACGGACGCCCGGATCGTCCTCCCCCGCAAGGGGGCGAAGGTCTCCATTAGCCTTGGCTGGCAGGGCGAAGGGATGCGCGAGGTGTTCCGCGGCACGGTGGACGAGGTGAAGTCCTCGGGCAGCCGGGGCTCGGGGCGGCGCCTTCGGATAAGCGCAAAGGGCATGGACACCACCGGCCCCGCCAAGGAGGGCCAGCAGCGCCATTGGGACGAGGCCACGGTCGAGACCATCCTGCGCGACGCGGCCGAGTTTGCCGGGGTCCCGAACGTCCAGATCGACCCGGCGCTGCGCAGCCTGTCCCGCAGTTACTTCGAGATGCGCGACGAGAGCTTCGCGGCGATGGGCGAGCGCCTGTCGCGTGAAATTGGTGCGAATTTCAGGATCGTGGACGACACGGTGATCCTGTCCAAGCGCAGCGCGGATTACGAGGCTGCGGTCCGGGCCGCGTGGGGCGAGAACCTGCATAGCTGGGACATTGCCCCGCAGCTCGGGCGGCCGCAGTTTAGCGGCGTCCGGTCCCGATGGTACGACGTCGAGAACACGGGCTGGCAGATTGTGGAGCGGGCGACCGGGCTGGACGTCCGCGCGATCCACTCCGGCCGCCTGTCGCTGGCGGGACCGACCGAGGCCACGCAGCAGACAGACAGCGACGCGGCCACGGCCGAGCGCGACGCGGGCGAAGGCTCCGTCGTGATCGAGGGCAATACGGCGGCCATCCCTGACGGGCTGTGCATCGTCTCCGGCACCCGGCCGGGCGTGGACGGGTCGTATCGCATCGAGGCCGTGACCCACACGCTCAGCCGAGGCGGCGGCTTTGTGACCGCCCTTGAGCTGAAACAGCCACGCGCAGGGGCCGGAGCCGACCCCCGCGAGGCCACGACTGCGCCGGTGGCTCAGGCCGAGCCAAGCGCGCCACCCACATTCGACCCGGACGTCTCCGGGCCTCAGTAAAATAGGACTGACTTTATGGCGCAGGATTGGGTCTCGGGCATCCCGACCGTGATTTACTTCATCATCGGGCTGGGGGGCGTCGCCGGCGCGATCCTCGCCATGATTAAGCTCTGGCAGACGATCCGGCCAGAGCCGGACACCACCGAGCGCGACATTGAGATAATCCGCGACGACGTCCACGACATTCGCGGCCGGGTCGCGGCGCTTGAGCTTGAGGTCGCCAAGATCGACCAACCCGCCATCGTGAAGCGTTTTGACGGCATCGAGGGCAAGATCGACCGCCTTTACGAGTTCCTGCTCGACCGTTTTTCTGAGCCCCCCTCTACTGACCGCCGACGCTGAGGGCGGCGCAGGACGCCCACTGTGGCGCGCCTGCTAAAATCTCGGCTCCCCCCCC